TCACCGGCCTGCGCTCCGGACGCGAAGCCCGAACCCGTAGCCGGCCCAGAGAGCGTCATCCCCGAATGCTGCGACCATGCGGGAAAAGAGATAGAGCGCCTCATGCGCGGTGAGCTGGTCGCGTGGGGTGGCTTCCAACCGGGCCAGCTCCGCGGCGGCCTCGGCGCGTTCGCGCCGGTCGGCGATGTCGGAGTCGACGGCTTGGGCGCGCTCGTTGGAGGCGGCCATCCGGGTGACGCGACGGGCCGCGGCGGTGCTGGGCTTACACATCGCCGGCCCCCTCGTCGAGCGGGCGGTACATCCCCGGCCGCAGGGTGGGCGGGTTGTCGCTGATGAACCTTTTGAACTCGTCGGCTATCTGCGGCCAGGCCGTTCCACCGTCGTGGTCGAGCGGACTGCCGTGGTCGTAGTAGTCGAGGCCGTCGGTGGACGGGACGGCCTGCCCGCCGGGGTAGAGGTTCTCGCTGGGTGTCACGGCCACACCTCCGGTTGGCGATCTTCCTGCTGGTGCCAGTATCGCCGGACCGCGCGCACTGGCCAGCGCGAACCGACCACGATCCACGTCGCGGCGCGCAGTGTCACTCCTGCTCCGCGGAGCCACCGGTCCCACCGGTGCACCGTGGTGTGGCAGCGGTAGCAGATCGGCATCAGGTCCCGGTCCGGTTCGGTGCCGCCGCCGGCCTGCGCGTAGTCGAGGTGGTGGGCGTGGAACTGCCCGCCGCCGGCCTGCCAGGGTCGGGCGCAGACCCGGCACGGCCGGCGGCCGAGCTCACGTAGCCAGCGTGCTCGGCGGGCCCGCCACTGCGGGCCGCGGATGTACTCCTGGTGGGAGCGGTAGCCGTGCGCGCGCAGGGTCCGGGCGAACCGGTGCCGCTCGATCCGCCTGTCGACCCGGCCGGCGGTGGGGGCCAGGGCGACGGCGACGAGGACCACCCCAGCCAGGGTGACCCGCCCTTCGGCGAGCGCAGCCCCTCCGTGGACGAGCCAGCCGGCGGCGGTGAAGACGGCGAGCACGGCGCCGAAGGGCAGGTCACCCACGGCCAGCACCTCGGCCGGCCGGCGGCGGGCAGGACGGGTTCCACTGGGGGCCGTCACGCACCCACAGGCACTGGCCAGCCTGCCGGGCCTGCTCGACGGTCCAGCGGGTGCCGTCTGCCATCGTCGCGTCGACTGCGACCGCGCCGTCCGGGGACAGCGCGGTGAGTCGGCCGCAGCGGCACCGGGCTCCGGTCAGGAGCCGGCGCGCGAGTCCTTCCGCAGCGGCTTCGGGGGTGGGGTGGTCGTCCGCGATGATGCGGGCGCTTTTGTATTCGGCGCTGGCCCACCAGCGGGGGTTGGTCGGGTCGTCGTCGAGGTGGCCGACCTCGAAGCCGCGGGCGCCGGTGCGTCCGACGAGGTTCGCGGTGGCGAGAATGATGTCTCGCTGTATGGCGGGGGTGTTAGGCACGGTCGCCGCCGGCTGCGGCTCGTGCGGCGAGTTTCGACCCGGCGATGATCCCGTTGGTGCCGGAGATGTTCCCGGTTGGGATGTCGTCGAGCGACTGCCCGGTGGCCGTGTCCTGGATGCGGGTCGTGGGCTGGCCGCTGCCGGGGCACGTCGTGTCGCCAGCGGTGGTGCTGTGGCGGCTGACCCTGTTCCCGCGCGAGTGGTCCGCTCGGCCTCGGCCGAACGTCGGTGAGCGGGACATCAGCCCCACGAGCCGCTGGCACGTGGGGCACTCGCCCTTGATCCTGGTCTTGCGTGAGTTCGTCATCGGCGCTGCTCCTTGTTGATCTGTTCGACGTCGAGCATCACGACGGCGGCGTTCCTGGCGGGCATCAGTCCGCCGGCTGGGGTGCAGCCGTGCTCACAGGGCAAGACCTCCGAGGAGCCGAACAGCCGGCACACAGCCGGCCGGGCCTGGTAGACCGAGCACCGGCCGGCCTGGTCCAACGCCGAGCACGGCCGTTCGGGGTCGGCGAACTTGAGTGGGAGCCGGCGGCCGGTCTCCCGGTAGATCCGCTGCTGTTCGGCGCGGGTCATGCCCATGCTGTGGCAGCCGTCCTGGCACAGGCCCTTGCAGCCGGCGTCCGGGACCCGCGCGTATACGGCGTCGAGCTGCTCAGCGACGGATGGTGGCCGGCGCTGACGGTGGCGACTCATGGGCGCACTGGCCGGGTGGGCCGCGCGGGGCGGATGTGCCCGTAGACGCGCCACCCCGAGTCGACGGCGTTCGTCAGTTCCCGATCGAGGACGGCCTGCCGGTCGCCGGCCGTCACGGTGGTGCGGTCCGCGGCCGGCACCGGGCGCCTGACCGGCCGGCTTCTACGGGCCGGCGGTACCGGCCGGCTGGCGGCTTCCCGTAGCTGGGCCAGTTCGGCCGTAGCCCGGTCGAGCGCCGCGCGGGCTTCCGCGATGCACCTGCCGGCCTGGTCCAAGCGGTCGGCGGGGGTGGTGTTCTGCGCGGTGCCGATGACGTGGGCGATGGCCCGGTCGATGGGGGGCTGCGCGGCCCGTAGCGCGTCGTACGCGGAGACCGCGGCTATGGCGCTGCCGTACCGGCCGGGGGTCTCGGGCGCGGTGCCGTTCACCGCTGGCCTGCTATCTGGGGCTGGCCGGCGGCGGCCTCGTAGGCGGCGAGCATCTCGGCGAAGGAGGGCCACAGGTCGAGGCCGTCGCAGGCGTCCCGGATCGCGGCGGCTGGGATGCGGCCGGTCGAGTTCGCGAACCTGACCCGGATGTTGGAGAAGCCCTCGACGGCGATGTAGCCGCGGCACGCAGTCTCGGCGCCCTCGGTGGAGTGATGGCAGGCCATGATCGGCCGGAAGTCGTCGCCGGGCCCGACGGTGCTGACCAGGCCGCGCATCAGCTCCAGGTCGAACCGGGGGATGTCCGCGCCGCCGACGGTGCTCGACCGGCGCCACGGGCAGGTCCCGCACGGGGTGAGCGGCTCAGCCATCGTGGCCCGCCCCCGGCGTGGTGACGGACGCTGGTGGCCAGTTGTCGGCGGGTGGGTAGTCCTCGTGTTCGTGGGGGCCGTCGTGGCCCGCGTTGTAGGTGCAGACGAACACGTGGCCCCGGATACGGGTATTGCCGCCGCAGAGCCGGCGCGGGGCGAGGCGTGCGCCGCCGGACGGCGGGGCCTCCCCGGGGGTGGCGTTAATGGCCTCGCGGATGCGGGCCGCGGCGTGGCCGAGGACGGCGCGCTCACTAGTCATCGCCGCGTTGATCCCTGATTTGTCAGCGGCGATCCGTTCCAGCTCGGCTGCCACATCCTGCACTGCTCGTACCCGCGCCTCGGCGCGGTCCGCGCGGCGCTGGTAGGAGAACGCGGCCCGTGCGTTGAGTCCGGTCCAGCGTTCATGTGTAGCGGCGTCGTTGCGCGCGGCCACGAGTTCCGCCTGTAGCTCAGCGACCTGGGCGCGGAGCCGGCCGGCTTCCTCGATGGCGCCGCGCCATGGGTTGTTGCCGGTGGTGTGTTCGCCGATGACCTCTCGGGGGGCGATGGCGTAGGCCATGCGGTCGGCCCACTCGTGGTAGCGGTCGCGGTCCTCGATGGCGAGTTCCTCGGCGCGTTCCGCTTTCGTGACCTGGGAGCGGAGTCGGCGCACTTCGGCGATCAGGCGGCGGGTCATGTCCAACATGGCGATCCGCCGGTCGATCGCGTCGAGATCTAGTTCAGGCACCGTCTGTCTCCTTGGCCGCTGGCGGGTCCAGCGCGGTGACAAGGTGCGCGGGGAGCTGCCGCCAGTGGTCGACGGTCACCACCTCGTAGCCGTCGGGGTAACGCTGGTCAAGCGTGTCGCGCCGGTTCTCGAAGCTGGTCGTCAGGTCGGCGCGGAGCCACTCCGCGGAGGACGAGACGTGTCCCCAGAGCACGGTTCCGTCTTCGGTGATCAGACCTCCGATGATGTCGCCGTGGGGCCAGGCGCCGAACGGGGCGACGTAGACCTTGGGTAGGTCAGCCACGCTCGCTCCCCTCGGCGGGAAGGGCCGGGCCCTCGGCCCGCACCCGGCGCCAGGTCTTCACAACGTTGCTGACCTGGCCCGGGTGCATCCACCGCGAAGACCGGGCGAGGATCGGATCGGCCTGCCGGGCGTCCTTCTCGTCGCCTTCCGCGGCGGGGGCGATCGCGCGGACATGAGCCATGCTGATCTGACCGGCCCGGAACGTCTTCGCGGTGACGGGGAGAACACGCAGCGCCCGGACGAGGCGGTGCACGTCCCCGGCCTCGCGGGCAGTGAGGCGGCATTCCTGCTGGAGCCAGCGGGCGAGCGTCGGCGCAGGCCCGTCGATGGCCCACCGTTCCCGTTGGTCGAACTCGTCGACGAGCGCGAGCCAGCGGGCCGCGGCGGCGTTGGCGATCTGGTGGGCGTCGACGACGAGCTGCGCGAGTTCGTCGTTCGTGACGGTGAGGGGGTCGTCTTTGGCGAGCTCGGCGACCAGGTCGTTAACGTCGGGCAGGTCGGCTGGTTCTTCCTCTGCGGTCTGGACTCGGTAGGTCCCGGTGCCGGCGCAGCGTGTGCGGTCAGACATTGCTGGGTCCTTCCTCAGCGCCGGCCGGTCCGTGTGTGAGGCGCCAGGCGGCGGCATGTTGGATCTCGACCCAGCCGAGCGGGGTCAGCTCCTTGACGGGGGTGTCCGGGGACCCGGCGGCGTTATGGCGGTCCCAGCCCCTGGGGCCTACGTGCCACCAGGCGCCTTCGGGCTGGCGGGCCCAGACGATGGCGGGGTGGTCGCCGGTCTCGGCGTACAGCCGGGTGCGGGTGACGGGCTCGTCCTGCGCGGCGGCTGTCGGGCCGGGGAGGGCCTCGATGAGCAGGGCGGCGAGGTTGGCCAGGTCGTCCAGGTCGGACGGGTCGAAGTCGGTCCACTCGACGTCTTCGCGGAGCACCTTGACGACCGGGTGGATCTCGGGTTTCCAGGTGGCGTGCTCGCTGGTGCCCGGATCGGGGGCCTGGCGGGCCAGGTGCCCCGGCGAGCCGTCAGCGTCGTTGATCGCCTTGCGGATGCGCTGCGCCGAGCTGGTGAGCGCTGCTGCCGCCTCGGTGACTCCCAGTGCGTTCGGGTAGGCGCGGGCCTCGGCGTCGAGCTTGTCAGCGAGCGCGCTGAGGCTGCGGCGGATTCGGCTGATGCCTTCCTCGGCGACTTCAGCGCGGACCTGCTCCTCGCTGGACCACTCGCGGGCGGGGGCGCTGGGGTCGAGCAAGCTGCGGACCGCGGTGCGGAGCTGGTCGACGTAGCTCCGTAGCGTCCAGACGTCGGGGTTGTGGGGGGCGTCCGCGCTTTCGGAGTCCGTCAAGGTGGAGGTCTCTTCCAGCAGGTCGCGGATCGCGAGCTTGCTGGTTCGTGCGTCCTCCGCGATGGCGCGGAAGATGGCGTCGTCCCCGGGGGTGAGGGGCTCCTCGACGACCAGCAGGACAGCGGGCGGCTGTTCCTGCGGGGCGGTGTCGCCGATGGCCTTGTAGAGGCGGTGTACGACCTGGCGGACCGTGATGGCCTCGGCGCCGGTCATCCCGTGGTGACGCGCGACGGCTTCGGCGTCGAGTTGCGCGGCAAGGTCACGCACGCGGCCGAGTGCCGTCTCCGCGGTGTCGCGTTCCTCGCGGGACACCCCGTCGAACGCGCGCCAGGTCCGGACCGCCCGGGTGGCCAGGCTCTGGAGCTGGGCGAGTTCCCGCGCAGCGTCGGCGGCCCGGCGCTCGGCGTCGGCTGCGCGCTGACGTAGGCAGGTGGGGCACTCGTCGCGCACGTCGGGCAGGGGCCGGCCAGTGACGGCGGCGTCGAGTTCGGCGGGGCTGATGTCGCCGAGGGTCAGGCCGCAGCCGTTGCACGCGCGCTTGACGGTGATGCGCTGGGCGCCGGTCGGGGTGGTGGTGTCTTCGGTCCACGGGCGTGGCCGGTACTCGGCGGCTACGGGGGCGGGGGCCTGTCTGCTGCCGCCGTCGGGGGCGGGGGCGCCGCGTGCGCCGGCCAGCACCCAGCCGGCAATCAGTTCGATGTCGGCCTTGACGGGGGCCGACAGGTTGTTCTCGACCCACAGCAGCCTCCGGGCGGCCACCTCGATCTCGGCTGGCGGGGCCGGCAGGTCGGCGGTGGCCCGGGGCGTGCTGGTGGTGATGGCGTTCCGGACGGTGTGGGTCAGGACCGAGCTGATCGCACGGGCGGCAGCTGCCTGCGCGGCGGCGGTGACATGCTCGTGGTCGAGGCGGGCCAGCGCGCCGGTCACCATCTCGATGAAGTCGCGGGCCCAGATGCCGATGTCGTCGCCGCCGGGTGGGCCGGTGTATCCGCGGGCCTTCCAGTTCGCGGACCCGTCGATGACGTCGATGAGCTTGTCGCGGATGTTGCGGTCGAGATCGCCGAGCGGGGGCAAAGGGTGACGGTGGTCGAGTAGGGCGCGCTCGACGTCGGGATCGAAGATGCCTCTCAACGGGTCTCCTTCGGTGCGGGCTGGTAGTCGGTGCAGGCCGGCCACGACAGTCGGATGTCGGTGGCCGCGCCGCGGCTGAGGTTCCGGCCGCATTTCCAGTAGTGGCCGGCGGTGTCCCCTTGCCGGCCGATGTGGTTGCAGGTGCGGCAGGTCAGACTCCGGTCGGCCGAGAGGAGGGGTAGGCCGGTGACGGGGTGGGTGCCGGCGGCGATCTGGGCGCGGCGGCGGGCGGTGAGCCTGGCTCCGGGCGACAGGGTCATGTCCTGCTCGGGGGGTGTGGCCAGGACGGGCCCGCAGTCGTCGAGGGCGAACAGCGCCCCACCGTCGGCGGGTGGGGCGCTGTCCTCGGGGCTGACGGTCAGATCCACAGCTCAGCGGGGAGCGTGATCGTGAACCGCTGGATGAGTTCCTCGGTGTCCACGGTGAGGACCTCGTACGCGATGGTGACCTCGTCGCCGTCGCGGGTCTCGGTCCCCGGGCGGGTCTTGACGGGACGGAACCGGGGCCGGCCGCCGGGGGTGGTCGGGTCGAGGAGGGCGTATCCGGTGTGGGCGCGCTGACCGGTGAGCCGGTCGAGGAGCGTCACTTCCGCGATCCGGTCGAGGTCGACGAGCTGATACCGGCCGCCGCCCCAGGCGAGGTACTGGCGGGGGGCGCGGTCTGGGTAGACCGACACGTCGGAGCCGTCGCACTCGATCGCAGCGTGTTCCAGGTACTCGGCGAGGGATGACGCCGCCTCCCTGCTCGTCGGCTCGGAGATGTGCACGGTCAGGGTGGTGACCGTCTCGGCGCTGGTGTTGTCGGCGCTCATCGGGTGCGGGGCTCCTTCTGTCCGCTGGCGGCGATCAGTGCGGCGATGAACAGGCACAGCTCGTGGGCGGCCTGGTCGGCGGCGTAGACGCCGGCTGCCCACGCGGGCCGGCTGCTGGTGTCGGTGAGTCGGAGGTCGGCGAACTCCGCGCTGCCGGTGCGGCGCATGAACCCGACGAGCGGGGTGCGGGTGTCGAGCACGGCGTGGGTGATCGCGTTGAACGCCAGCGCGGCGGCGAGCCGGCCGGTTCGGGGCCGGGTGCCGGTGGTGCGGATGGTGGCGGCGACGGTGGCGATGATCGGGGCGTGGACGGCGGCGACGTGCACGGCGAGCGCCTTTGGCCAGCCGGGGGCGCCGTACGCCTTGCCGCGGGCCTGCCAGTCGGTCTGGAACAGGTGGTCACCGGCGCTGTGCCCGGCGCGGAACGCTGCGTACAACGCGGCGAGCAGCGCCGGGCGGCTGGCTGGGGCGGTCATACGACGGCGAGGGTCGGCGCGGCGGCGGTGCAGGTGAGGGTGTCGCAGGCGCCGCACCGGGTGGTCGCGGCGGTGGCGGTGAGGAGGTCGGCCTCGGGGACGGCGGCGAGGGTGGGGTCCCAGTCGAATGCGGCGGCGAGGGTGGGGCCGTGCCAGGCGCAGCCGGCTGCGGTTGGGGTGGTGGCGCCGAGGGTGATCTGGTTGTGGGGGTGGAGGGCGACGGGGACGGTGATGGTCGGGGTGGTGGTGGCTATCGGGATGAGGCGGGTAGCGGCCTCGGGGGTGAATCGGGGGTGGCCTGGGGTGGTGGTGTCGGCGTACTCGGTGAGGGTCAGGGGGAGCGCCGGGCCGCTGATCGGGTCGTAGTAGCCGACGGTGCGGCGGGTGCCGCCGTAGACGGCGATGAGCGCGGTGGGGGCGGGGCTGTGGGTGGGGGTGATGTGCCAGCCGGCGAGGAGGAGGGGGCGCAGGCCGCCGATCCAACGGAGGTGTTCGCTGCTGGTGATGGATGGGTTACCGAGCCAGGTGCCGAGTTCGGTGGCGGTGGTGGGGAGGTGGATGGCGGTGCGGCCGTCGGGGAGCGGGAGGTGGAGGTGGAGGTGGGTGGGGTTCATGGTGGGGGTCCTCTCCGGGGATACTGCACATCTTGCGTCGTGATGTTGCTTTGTGATGCAACCGAGCGGGCATGCGTTAGGCGGCGTGGCGCCAGCGACGCCATTCCTGTTCGGCGAGGCGGGTGTTGCCGGGGTGGTTGAACCAGTCGCCGAGCGGGACGGCCATGGCGCGGAGGAGGTAGGGGGCGTCGTCGGGGTTGATGTTGGGGTGCTCGAATTCGGGATCTTCGATGTGGTCGGCGGTGCCGCCGTCGCAGGTGGCGTCGCCGACGGCGAGGGCGTAGGTGGCGAGGGTGAGCTGGTCGGTGGCGCTGAGCTCGTCGAACGAGGGGAGCGCGAGGAGTCCGAGCAGGTCGGCGAGGAGCCGGGTGGCCTGCGGTTCGGGCTGGGTGGTGGTCATGGTGTGGGGCTCCCTTGCGGTGTGTGCTCGTTCGACTACCCGCAACTTACAGTGCTAGGCACGTTAAATTCAAGGGATGGGTGGGGTGTGTCGCCACCACCAACGACGAAGGCCCGGCGCCCCACCAGGGACACCGGGCCTTCGTTCCGTACCGCTCACCACCCACCCGGCGGCGCGGCCTGCCCCACCTCCGCCCGACGGCGCTGCGCTGACCGGCGGCGCGCAACCGCCTCGTCGAGCGCGAGCCCAGCCATGCCCAGTCCGCCGGCTGTCATCGCGACGTCTCGTACGACGTGGAGGACGAGTAGCGCGCGGCGGTTCACCAGCGCCGCCCCGGGCCGTACGCCTGCCACAGCAGGACGGCATGCCGGACCATGCTGACCGCCACGACGGCGGCGACCAGTCCGACGGCCAGGGCGGGGGCGGCGTCCCACCTGGCCAGCAGGAACAGAAGTGGGAGGCCGAACAGCAGGGTGCGCAGCCGCGGCCCTCGTTCCCGTGGCCCCTTCTGGTGTCGGGTCCAGTGGAGGTGCAGCGGCCCGGCCCAGGTGCCGGCCGACCAGGTGCCGGCCTGGTTGCGGCGGATGGTGACGGGGCCGAGTTGCTGTGCGCCGGAGATCCTGACCGTCATGTCGTGTTGTCCGTTTCTGTGTGGCTGGTGGGGTTCGGAGCGTGCGTGGCGTGCGTGGCGTGCGGCCGGCTCTTTTCGCCTAGCCGTTGCTGGGGCTTTGGGTAGTGCACGGCGTGCACGCTGATCAACGCACGCACTGCACGTTGATCAACGCACGCCGCGCACGCTGATCAACTAGCCGGGGCGGTGCGGTACGTTCCGTCCCCGTTGTCGGTCACCACGCCTTCCCGGGCCAGACGGTCCAACAGCCGGCTCATCGTCGACCGGTGCCGGGCCGCGTGGTCCGGCAACGCCTCCGCCAGGTCCGTCGGACCGAACCGAGTCCCCGCCGGCCAGGCGGCGAACAGCTCCCGCACCTCGGCCTCGACCTGCTCGGCCGACGCGCGGGGCCGCGGGGGCGGCGGGGCGAGCGAGAACGACGCCCCGCCCGGCACCTGGTCGTCCACGCCAGGCTGGATGTCGGGGTCCTCGTCGGGCTCCCCCTTGTAGTAGGCGGCCCGGTCGAACTGCTCGTCGGCCTCGACCGTGCCGGCGGCCGGCTCGGCGGGGTCGTCGTCGCTGGTGGTCACGGTGACCACGGTCGTCGGCATAGCGGGTTTCGTCTCCTCTGTGGTGTCGGTGGGTGTGCTGGCGGTTGCGGCTTCTGCGGTGACGCCGCCCTTCGGCCAGATCGGCCGGTTCGTCCACACGTCACCCAGTGCCTCCTTGTAGAAGTCGGGCATCTCGACGTGGATGTAGTGGGGGCGGGCCCGCCGGTGCAGGTCGATCGGCTCGACGCAGAGTGTCCGGGCAGGCGTGAGCGCACGCGCGTCGTCGATGTTCGGTAGCCGGGCGTACAGCCGGCCAGGGTGGCGGTTACCCCACGCGGCCGGGTCGGCGCCCTGCTCGACCAGGTCCTCCAACAGGTAGCCGGCGTCGCCATCCGCGCAACCGAACTGGAGCGCGGGGCCGATCTCCGCGCGGGCGCTGGTAGGCATCCCGTCGTAGGTCCACCGCTGCCCGGAGACCTTCACGTTGAGCCCCCAGGATCGGCCCTGCCGCAACAGGTCCACGATGATCCGCTTGTGCTCGGCGGGGAGGGCGGTTGCCTCCTCGACGATGAGGAGGACCGCGGGGATTCCCCGGCCTGGCGCCCAGTCCTTGTACCCGCGGTCGCCGAGGTAGTTGCCCATCGCCGGGCCCAGGCGGTCACGGATAGCGGTCAGCAGGTCGAGCGCACGCGCCTCGTCGGTGACGAACAGGGTCAGCAAGTCCGCGACCGGGCCGAACGTCTGCTTCTGCTTGACCGTGTCAATGACGATCACCAGACCTTCGCGGCGGCATAGCCAGTCCGCCGCCACGATCAGAGCCGGGCCCGACTTCCCCGCACCGTTCTTCCCGCCAATGCCGACGTGCTGCGCGTTCTGCCCCGGCCGGTCGGCTGTCTGCGCGACGGCGGTAAGGGTCAGCTCCAGTGGCTCCCCGTCCTCGTAGATCCCGAGGAGGTGCGGGTCAGTGGGCAGACCTCCGATGTGGGTGGGCCCCTCCCACCGGGTGACGACGTTCAGAAGGTCCCGGCGCACCAGGGTGACCAGCGCCTTGCTCGCGTCCTCACTGTCCGGGGCGATCCGTACCCCGGTCGGCGGAACCCCCGCCAGCGCGGCGATCGTGTCCCGCGCCCGGACCAGGTCGCCGACGGTCTGCCCCTCGGCGAGCTCCACCGCGGCGATACCCCGGTCCTCGCCGACCTCCAGGGTGCGCATCGTTGATCCCTCCAGCCCGGCCTTCCCGGCCTTGGTCGCCCACCAGCCGCGCAGGTGGTCGACCGGGCCGCCGGTGTCCCCGGTCGCGTGGACGCCGAGGCGGATGTTCTGCGCAAAGCAGCCGGCGAAAGCTCCGAGTACCCACACGTATATGGCGGGCCGGGTGATGCCGGTGATGGTCGCCGCGGTGACCCAGGCCAGCGGGGCAAACATCATCGCCGTGGTCAGGGCCCGCGCGAACGCCGCCCGGGTGTGGGAGAGCTTCCAGGTCAGGGCGGTCAGACCGGTGGTGGTCAGGGTCATCGCGCAGACCGCCCAGGGCAGGGTGGTCGGCGCGGACCACAGCAGGTGGCAGAGGGCGGCGAGGCCGGGCAGGGCGGCTGCCGCGATCCACGGGGGGAGGTGGCGGATCCACCGGCCCGCGATGTCTGAGGTGGCAGCGTGGGCACCGTGGTGCGCGCCGCGGATGGCGTCCTTTCCGGCACCTGCGACTGCGAGTGCTTTCCCTGCCATGACGGTGGTTCTCCTTCGGGCGTAGGTGGGGGCGGCCAGGTGGGGTTAGAACTTGACGGTCTTGGCGGGGGTCTTGGCGCCGCCGCGGGCCTCGAACGGGTCGCCGAAGTTCACCTGGAACAGGATTCCGGACTTGACCGCATCCACGGTGATCGTTTCGAGTCCGCCGACCATGCGCCGCAGCGGGGCGGTGGTCCGCCTGGCGAGCATCCGGGCGTGCGGCTTCGGCCAGCCGAAGATCGTGTCAGCGGTTGCCAGCGCGGCGCGGATCGCCTCTGAGCCGATCGCGGTCTCTCGGGTGAGGTCCCGGGAGAGGCCCGCGAGCGTGGAGCAGTACTCCCGGATTCCGTCCGCTTCCCACAGGTCGATGTTGGCGAGTTCGTCGATACGGCTGCCCATGATCACTCCTTGGTTGGTCAGTGGTGGTCGGGGTCGGTCCACGCGGCGAGGACAGTCGCGCCGCGCTCGGCACCGAGGTCGGCGAGCCGGGCGAGGACAGCGCCCAGGCGCGCGGACCCGGCGAGGACGAGAACGAGGAGGACACCCGGCGCGCAGGCGGTCCGGAGGGGGCCGACGCGGTGGGCGTACCTACGGACGCGCCGGTACCAGGTACGGGGGTGGCTGCCGAACGCTGCGGGGCGCAGGCAGCAGGGCCCGGTGATGAGCCGGTCGTCGGCATCGGGGAGGACACCGTGAACGAGCCCGAGGACGATGCCGAGGAGGAGCAGGGACAGGTTCATCAGCCGGCCGCCGCGGTGCGGGGACGGGCGAGGCCGTGTGCGGTGAGGATGCGCTGGGCCCGGTCCTTGCCGCAGCCCATGGCGGTGGCGGCGCGACGTACGGAGATGTAGCCGTCCTGGTCGCGGGGGACGTCGGCGAGGAGGGTGTACAGGTCGCCGTCGGTGCGGTCGGTGTCCTCGCTGGCTGGAGGTGTGTGGGTGTCCTCGCTGGTGGGGGTGTCCCCGGCTGGGCGGGGGACGAGGGCGAGGGGGGCGGGGGCATGGTCGGCCGGGGTGTCCTCGGGGGTGCTGTCCTCGACCGCGGGGACAGGGACAGCGGTCGGGGTGTCCTCGGGGACGGGGGCGCTGTCTGGGGTTGCTGCCGGCGTGGCGGCAGGGACGGGGACGGCCGGGCGGAACCAGTGCAGCGACCCCGCCAACGCGAAGGCGATCACAACCCAGACGGCGATGATCGGCCGCCAGGCTCCGGCGTCCCCGGTGAGCTGGCCGGCGCTGTCCCGGCCGATCACCGCGGCGGCCACGTTCATCACCCCGGAGAAACCGATGGAAGCGGCGAGGACTGCGACGGCACCGCGGGTGCTGACGCCAGTGCGGCGACGGTGGCGGATCTCCAGGAACGCTCTCGTCGCCATCGCTTCACCGGTGCCGGCGACGACGTAGGCGGCCCAGCGTGCCTGGCCGGCCCAGACCGCGAGCTCGATGGTGTGGACGGCCGCGACCGCGAACATTCCTGTGCAGAGAAGGGTGAGGAGTGCCGCGGCGGCGGCGTGCTCGGCGCGGTGCAGGTTCAGGGCCACGGTGGATCTCCTTTCTGTCTGGTGGGTGGGGTGGTCAGGGGGCGGTGGGGGTGGACTGGTCGAGGAGGGCATCGACGGTCTCGGCGATGTAGCGCCGCTGGCCGCCGGGGAGGCGCTTGGCGCTGATCAGGCCCTGCCTGGCGTAGCGAACGAGGGTGGTGTCGCTGACGCGCAGGCGTGCGCGGGCTTCGTGGGGCTTGAGGAGCGCGGGGTTGCCGATCATTCGGGGGTCCTTCCTGGTGGCGGGTTTGGTGGAGGTGATGAAGGCGGGGGCTCAGCCGTGTCTGTCCGGTTTCACTGGGCGTAACGTAGGCGTGACGTTGGGGAGTGTCAATTCCTTACGGCGTGCCGGCGCGGCGGAGCGTGACAATCGGTGTCACGATCGCCACGCACGATTTCCCTACGCAAGCCGCGCTCACCCCGGGAGGACCGACCACCGTGCCCCGCCAGCCGGCAGTTGCCGAGCAGCTCGCCGCGACGCTCCGCGGGCAGATCGCCGCCGGCCAGCCCCCGCCCGGGACGTGGCTGCCGTCGCTGGCGGCCCTCGCCGAGCAGCACCAGGTGGCACAGAGCACGGTCACCAGGGCGCTACGCCTGCTCGCCGTCGCTGGGCTCCTCGACCTGGTCGAGGGGCGCGGCGCGCGGGTCCGCGGTGCGGTCGACCCGGCGGGTAACTGGGACGGGTCGGCGGTCGAGGTGCCTGGCCTGCCCGGTGAGCCGTACACCCGCGGTGACACGGTCGCCCTGGCGGCCGGCGTCGACCTCGCGGCACGGCTCGGGGTCGCGGTCGGCACGGTCGTGCCCGCGTGGCAGGGCTCCCGCGGCCAGCTCTTGGACGTCGTCGAGGAGCCCGGCGAGCTGCTGACCATCGCGACGGTGCCAGACCTGGCCGGCCGGGTAGCGCTCGACGGCGGGCCGCGGGCGCTCGCCGCCGCGCTGGTCGCGGCCGGGTTGTCGCTGCGGTGGGAAGACACGATCAGCGGGTGGGCGCCGTCTCCGGAGGAGCGTGCCCGCCTCGACCTGGACCGGGCTCCGGTGCCGCCGGTGCTGGTGTGGCGGCGTGGCTATGACGGGGCGGGCCGGGTGGTGCTGGTGGTCCGCCGGCTGGTGCGGACGGACCGGGTGCCGCTGGTGTACCAGTACGGCTGAGCAGGGCCGGGCCAGCCCGGGACGCTCGTGCAACGCGAAGAGGCGGACCCGCCCGGGTCCGCCTCTTCGTTTGCTGGGGGGGGCGCCGGTCCAACGGGGGGATGTCCCGGCGCCCCACCCAGTGTAGCCAGGCGACCGCGTAACGGTCCGGCCTTGGATCTTGTGTCCTGCCGTGGCGCGGATGCCTGCCGGCGGCCTCAGCTGTGGGTGATGGTCAGTGCGGAGATCTCCACCTCGCCGTACGCGGCCGGGAGATCGTAGGTCAAGTTCGACTGGAGATAGCAGCCGGCTTTGAAATAACAGCCGGTCTGATTCATTGTGGTTGTTGCTTTGAGAACTCCGTTGTGGTAGATCTTCAGGCTTCCGTTTATCACCTCGACCTTGTGGTCGAACCAGGTTCCTGGTTGATAATTGGTGTCGAGATTACCGATCTCGGTGTCGATGAATTTTGCGTAGAGGCGGGTCCCGTCGAGGACGGTCAGATACAGATAGTCAGGCGTGTTGTGGATTTGCCCACACACTAGCCTCGGCCTGACCGTCGGCAGGTGATTGATCCGCTGGGTTACCTCCATGACGTGCGTGCCGGAGGCAGAGTTCCACGCCGCGTTGGTCGTGCCACCCGGGTTCATCTCTCGCAGCTCAGAGCGTGGGTAGCTAGCGCCGGGCTGCACCCAGCCGTCGGCGCGCACGTTGAATGTCACAGTGGAAGTGAAAACAACCTGAGAGTAGGTCGAGAAGTCCCGCGATTGATACGTTGCCAGCGCGGGTTGCTGGATTTGGTCTATCTCCTCGACGGGAACATTGAGTTTCCATTTGCTGAGGTCTAGCACCTTGGCAGGCTCTGGCATGACGAGACTGTAGCAGCGGAACAACCGTGCGCAGAGAAATGAAAAGCGGGGCCGGTACAGGCCCCGCTTTGGTCAGACTGCTGGGTCAGGTTGGGCGAGCGCGCGGAGGCGGCTGCCCTGCTACGCGCCCATCGCGCTGAGCTTCTCAGCGCACCGGGCGCAGATGGGGACCTGGCCGAGGATGGGGTGCGGGCGGTACCGGTCGGCCGGGTGGTCGCACAACGCGAACCACTCGCACGGACCAGCGGGGGCCTCGTCGAGGGCGGCACGCAGGACGTCCAGGCCAACGACCTCGATCGGCTCGACGGCCGGGTTGACGACGTCTCCGCAGCACTCGCAGTGGTGGATGCCGTTGTAGACGCGGGTGGCCGCGTCATCCTGGGCGGCCGGGCAGTAGACGAGGGCGGTGCCGTCCTCGTACTTCTTGATCAGGTCGTGGCTGGCCATGGCGCGGTCCTCCGGGGTGGCGGGGCTGGTGGGTGGGGGCTACTCGAAGAGCGGGATGCCGAGCAGGTCGGCGGCCTCGCCGGGGGTCATCGGCTGGCCGTCGATGACGTACTGGAGCCGGCTCTCGGTCGGGTGCATGCGGGTGTCGAACGTCCGGCCGGTCTGCTCGGCGGCCTCGCGGGCGCGGTCGGGCAGGGCGCGGCGGGTGATGGTGAAGCGGGCGGGACGGCCGGTCATGATCGTTCCTCTCGAGGTGCCGGGCCGCCCCGGTGTGGGGCGGCCCGGTCAGGTGGTCAGCGGCTGGCAGTGGCTAGGACGCGGGCGGCGTACTCGTCGGGGGTCTCGTTGTCGGCGGGGCAGGAACCGTCTCCGGCTGCGGCGGCGACCTGCGCGAGGGCCTGGCGGGCGTGCGGGTCGGCGTCGGCGTAGATCCAGGTGTTGAGGGTGAGGTGGGTCACGGCGTCGAGGAGCGCGGCTTCGGCGAACGCGGGGATGCGAATCGGGGCGATCTCGTAGGTGCTGCGGGCCTGCGCGGCCTTCTGGAGAGCAGCACGGCAAGCGGCCTCGTGGGCGGCGCGGGCGGCGAGGGTGCGTGCGGCCACGGAGAAGAAGATCCAATTGTGCTGGGTGATCTCGCGGTTGGTGACGAACTGGGCGGCCTCGGCCTCGGCAAGGGTGGGGGTCCAGCCGGTAAAGCGGCTGGCGCACTTCCGGCCGACGATCATCTCGGCGCCGGCGGCGTCGGTGATGACGATCCGGTGGGTGAGACGGGCGTCGCAGTGGTCGCAGCCGCCGCGGCCGGGGGCGGTGCCGGTGAGGCGGTGCGTGGCGCCGGTGCGGATGTTCGCGATCACTGTGACTCCTTGGTGTGTGGCCCGTTCGGTGTGACACCAACTTAACGTGCCTGGCACGTTAAGTTGGGGAGGTGGGGTCGCCGAGCCGCGGCGTGTCGCCCGGTCCGCTCGCACACGGACAGCCACACAGCCCAAACGGGATCGGACCCTCCCCATTCAGCCGGTGCCAGTGCGCCTCGTCGGCCGGGTCCATCCACGAGTGCGGCTCGCGGGGGCAGGCGGCCGGGTCGTCCAGGCTGCCGTACTCGCACGACCCGCACCGCGCGAACGACAGCAGGACCATCGCCTCGCCGGTCAAGGCATCTCCCCGCAGCGCGGGCACCCACCGTTGCCCGGGAGCGCCGCCACAGACGAGGCAAGAGCGTCCAGGGCGATGAGCCGACCGTGGGTGTGCTCGATGTTCTCGTGGAGGCGCCAGACCCTGATGAGCGCGCCCGGCTGGTCGAGTGCCCCCGGCTCGCCGACCAGCACTTTGGCCGTGTTGATCGCGACGACGCGCCCGTCATCAACCCAGACCCTGGCGTCGGTCAGCGCGTCGCCGGTCGAGCGCAGATATTTGTCCAGGTCGGGTGACGTCGCAGCCCAGGCCCGGCGCCGTTTCGGCGCGGAGGCGGGGCGGCGCCGAGTGAACAGGACGTCCAACCTGATGGGGCCGTCGAGTGGTGTCCAGGGGCTACCCATCGCTTCCTCGGCGGCGGCCTTGACGGCAGCGCGCCACGGGCGGACGGCCTTCGATTGCTCGATGAGTCGGCCGTGGCCGATGTGTCGTTTGCTGCCCTGCGCGGCCGGGATGCCGTAGGCAGTGATCTCAAGGGCGAGGGTTGAGACGGCGAAGGTCTGGAACATGTTCGCGAGGAGACGAGCGCTCTCAGCGGGGGTGAGGCCACCAGCCTGGGTCCCCTCGCCTGCCCAGGTCGGATGCGGGCGGCCGGCGGCGGTGATCGTCATTGGGGGCGCCTTCCTTCTGGCGGGTTGGGGTGTGGGTCCAGCAGGTGAGGAGCGCCGCGGCGTCGGCGTCGATCTCGTCGCCGCGTAGGGCGCGGGCCGCGTCGCGGGGGGTGACTCCGGCCTGCTCTGCGATCGCAGTGGGAGAGAGGTCGCCTTGCCGGGCGTGGAGGCGGCCGGCGAGGCGTGCGGCGCGGAGCCGCGCCACGGGGTCGCGGCGGGGCCGGCGGCGGAGGGTGATGCGGCGCATGATCAGTCCCGGGTGTGGAGGTAGAAACCGGCGACGGTCAGGCGGCGCAGGGCCTCGGCGGCGGTGAACGTGTCGGGGTCGGGCAGGACCAGGCCGAGCCGGTCGGCGGCGACCTGTCCGCACGGGTGGACGACGAGCCGGTCGGAGTCCAGTCGGGTGACGGCTTCGGGTTGGCCGGAGCGTCCGCAGCTGGTGTGCTGGTCGCGGGCCTCGCCGGCTCCGGCGTTGCCGTGGGGGCCGGGGGCGCAGGCGACGTGCGCGGCGCCGGACCGGTCGAGGATGTAGCCGATCTGTTCGGGGTGGGTGGTGTAGACGGTCCGGCGCCCGGCGGTGTGTGCGGTGGTGATGGTGGGGGTGGGGTGCTGGTTGAGGATCAGTCCCCATCCGGTCGCGGCGGACCAGGTGGGGATGATCGGCTGGCCGCATCCGGGGCATGGCGCGGCCTGAGCGGTCATCCGTCTGTGGGGGGCTTGCGGATCTCGCCGGTGATGGGGTCGACGCCGCTGAACATGCTGTTCGGGTCGTCGTCGGGGTCGGCGTCGCGTGCGATGGTGCGCTGTTCGCAGGCGGTTTCGAGGAGGCGGCGGGCGGCGTCTTCGTCGGCGGCGCCGTCCATGGTGGTGCCGATGGGCTCGAATGCTCGGATACGGATGGTGGGGGTGACCTCTCCGGTGTCCCTGGTCGTGGTGACCTTCGAGCAGTCGAATCTGATCACTGCGTAGAAGTTGGCTTCTTCCTCTTCGACCAGGCGGCGGCGGATGATTTCGATCCCGTTTTCCGACCAGTCCGGGAGCTTGCTTTCGACTCTGATGTCTGCCATGGGGGCCTCCCGGATGGGGTTGTGTGATGAGCATCTTGATGTTGCATCTTGTTGCAACACTCTACCCGGCACTTACAGTGCTGGGTACGTGAAGTGGCGGCGTGTCGCGTCGGACCACGGCCGGGGGCCCGTACTGTCAGTGCCGAGCACCTAAGGAGAGCAATGATGGACGACGACGAGCCCACGAAGATCTTCGAGAAGATCGTTCACGACATAACGAGCCGCATCAAATCCGGGGAACTCGGACCCGGAGACCGGCTACCGTCCGAGGCCGACCTGATGAGGGACTACGGATGCTCACATCAGCCCGTGCGCAATGCCCGGCGGCACCTCGTCGAGAAACTGCGGCTCGCGACCAGCCGGCAGGGATCAGGCTGGTTCGTCCGTGGCGGCCCGATCGACCCCGCCGGCCCGGCGGCGTTCCTCCGGCACCGCATCGCGGAACTGCACAACATTGCCCCCGCCCCTGCTCGGGCGCTCCAGACGGTTGTGGACCTGCTGACTGCCGCGGACGAGGGCGGTCGGAAGGCCGACCCGGCGGAGCTGCTCGGGGCGCTGGCCGGCGCGTTCCCGAACGCCATCGGGTTCGATCCGGACTGGGCTGCCTGACTGGCCCTGCTCATGCGTGTGGGCCCGGACGAATCAGCGTCCGGGCCCACACGCATATTCAGGGACGTTCAGACTCGTCGTTTTCGTCGTCGCACAGCTCGCACTCGTCGGCGGGCTGCTCGTCGTCGCGGTGGTCGGGACACAGCGCGCGCACCCGGTGCTCGGCTCGGGCCTGGGCTCGGTCGGCGGCCGGGAGCTGGTCGACGATGGCGCTGATTTGTAGCTCGGCCGAGGTGCGGCTCCAGCACTGAGCGGAGACGAACGCGCCGTCCGGGTCGAACCAGACCCCATACTCGACGCTCATCACGCCTGCTCCGGGTTAAGGTCTTCGGGAGTGGTGATCACAGGGCGCCGCCTATCCATCGGGCCTTGCGCCACGCTGCGTGCTGCCGCCGTGTGCCTGTCCACCGGTCCCGCGTCCGCTCTGCCCGCTGGATGGCCAGATCCGCAGTGAAGCGGGCCACGAGCGGGATGCGGATCTCGTCGAACGTGTCGACCACGAGGTGATCCTCACCGGGCTCCAGCTCGACGCCGGCTGCGGTGAACGCCGAGCGGACGTCGGCCACGGTCAGGCACGGGTCAGCGCCCAAGCGCTCCGCTATGGCACCCATGACCTGCGGGTCGCGGCGCATCGCCCGCCGGTAGGCGGTGGACCTGCGCATCTCCTCGTCGTGACCGGCTCGCCCTGTGTAGTCGAGGGCGGTGAGCCACGGCAGCCGGGACGGGTGGATCACGGGCGGGGCGGTCATCGGGTGGCCTTCTCGACCAGCGCGGTGGCACCACCGATGAACCGTCGAGCATCGGCCAGGAAGCTGGCGACGTCTCTGCCGTACCCCTCGACGAACTCGACGTCGTACAGGCTGCCGGTCAGCGCGTCGAGGTTCCTGATCCCGTCGGCAATCGCGCCGTACGCAGTGTCCAGGTTGCCGGCGAGCACGGCCCGGCGCTCGTCCACCTCGGCGTCTCGGTCCGCCCACGGGTCTTCGGTGTCGGGGTCCTCTCCGGCGTGGGCGGCGGCGAGCTCGCGGCCGATCTGCTGCCCCATCGCGTAGTAGTCGATGCCGCTGGCCGTGCTGGTGGTCTCGGGCTTCAGCGGTTCGAGGGAGTGCCTCACCACCGCCTCCATCTTGACGATCTCCCAGGTGTCGTAACGGGCGTTCTCCGGGTCCGTGCGGAACACGGCGAGCTGCACGCGGGCATCCTCGGCTGAGTCGGCGGCAGGGAACGTGCAGGAGGCGCCGGCCTGATCCCCGGTGGTCTGCGTGCCTTGGACGCGCCACCAGCGCACCGGGCCAGTGTTGGTGCCGAGCGGGCCGATGCTGAGGTAGTAGCCGGCGCCCGGATCGCCGAGTTCCTCGATGGCGCGGGCGGTAGTTCCGTGGGGGGCGGGTGGTACCGCGGGTTCGGTGGCGTGCGGGTTGGGGTTCATGGCGTGGGTTTCCTCGCGGTTCGGGTGGGCTGGTGGTCAGCGGACGCAGAGCCAGGCGCGGGGGTTCTCCCGGGCGTCGCGCAGGTCCTCGTACAGCTGGTCCAGCCACGGCCGGTCACGCAGGCCCTTGGGCTTCGCCAGCTCGTAGGCGATGTCCTCCTCGATGGAGCGGATGAGGTCGGCCGCGGTGATCCCGACGGTGGGGGTCGGGGTCGGCTGGTCGAGGGGCGGGGCGGTGAGGCTGAGCACGGCGGGTCCTTCCGGGGCTGGACTCTGGGGATCGGCGGGGTCCTGCGGGCCGGGTGCTCGGCCCGCAGGACCTGGGGGCTACGGGGTGGCGGGCTCGGCGGCTACGACCTCGTACGCGGTGCGGATCTTGTGTGTGAGGGCAGGCTTGGGAAGCGTGTTGATGAACTCGGCGCGGACCCTGGTTCGGTTGAGGGTGGCGGCGGTGCGGGTCAGCTGCTCGGCGTCCGGGTCCGTGACAGCGATGTCGGCCAGGAGGCGGCGGGCGATCTCGTGGAGCACCTCATCGATCAGTGCTTCTACCTGCGCGACGGTGCGGCGGGCGTCGGTGATCTGCTGGGCGGTCGGCATCGGGGCTCCCGTCGCGTTCGTGGGGTGGGGGTTGGTCAGGCGTTGGCGGCGGGGAAGGCCGCCAGCAGGGTGTTCCACGCCTGGCGGTGCGCCTCGTAGGTGGCGAGGTCGAGCGCGGCTCCGTTCAGGGCCTGCGGGGTCACCCAGCTACCTTCGAGCGACTCGCCTGCGCGGACCTTGTTCGCGGCGTCGGCGATGTGTGCGGCGAGCCGGTCCAGGACCGCGGCGGCGCGGTTTGTGGCGGCTGCGGCGTCGCTGCCGATCGCGTAGGTGAAGCGGCCGGCGTCCGTGGGCACGCTGTTCGCGACCTTCATGGCGGCGGCGTAGGTGATCGCGGTGGTGGTGGCGTTCATGGTGTCGGCTCCTTCGGTTACTCCCTGCGGTGTGACATCAACTTAACGTGCCAGGCACTTTAAGTTGGGGAGGCGAGACCGGCGTGTTGCGCTACGCAGTCGCGGCACGCGGCATCGCGATGCAACCAACGGGCCGCGCGGCGCAACCGGCGGCCCTCACGTCCACGCACACGGCCGAACCCCGCCCCCCGAAGGGGACGGGCACCCCCCACCCGACGGCGGGCCGCACGGGCGCTCTCACGCTGTCGCCGCGTTCGGACCCGGAAGGGGCTCGCCCTGCGCAGCCGCCCACTCGCGGAGAGCGTTGATCTGACGCGCACGCTCGAGGTCCGGCACCCCGCCGTCCGCCACCGGCTCAGGAATCGGGCCGGCCAGCCCCCGCCACCCACCCACCGGGCGCACCTCGCCGCGCGCCGCCGGCCGGGCCCGGCCCAGCAGCGCACGGAGTTCGGCGACCGCGGCGCGCTTCTCCTCGGTGTCAAGCCGCACCGGCGGCCCGGCCGGCAGCGCCTTCCGGCCATCGGCCGGGCGGGGCTTCTCGTCGGCGGCTCGCGGCAACGCCCGTGCCTCCCACGCCGGACCCGTCTCGGCGAGCTGCCGGCGCGCCGAGTCGATCCCGCCCGGCCGGCTCAGCACCTGTTGCCGGGACCGGTCGGCCGCCTGGGTGTACTCCGCGCGCCAGGCCGCGCGGACCACGCCCTCGGGGGCGGTCTCCATCCACGACAGGCCCAGGGTGTCAGCGACCCGGCGGGTGAGGGGGTGCACCTTCGGCTCGCGCCCCTCGCCGTCCTCGCGGTCGGTGTCGTGCGGCCGCGGGCTGCCCGTCGGGCCCCGCCAGGCCAGCCAGCGGCGGATCTGCCGGTAAGCGGCGTCGCTCGTCGGGGGCAGCGCGTCCCCCACCGTCGCGACGTACTCGACGATGTGGCCCGGGGTGATGCGCGGCCCGGTGCTCCGGTAGTGCGCCATCACGGCCTCGTCCGCGAGGTGCAGGGGGATGTCGGCGAGGAGCCGCGCCCACAGCGCGGCGGTGTGCGGCCGGCCGTCCCCGGGGTCGGGCGTGACCGTGATCCTCGCGTCGAGTTCGGTGATGATCGCGAGGAGGGCGACGGTCTCGGGGAGGTTCACGACGCCACCTCGCCGGTGATCACTGTGAACGGTCGGCGGACCGCGTGCGGATCGTCGAACGGGCCAGGCTGCCCCGACCAGTCCTGCCCGGCTGGCTGGGCGGCCACAGCCGATGGCCATAGCCCAAACGAATTGGGGCGGCCAGCGCCTTCGGTGGCCTGGCCAGCCGCCACCCGAGCGTTGTGCATCGCCGCGGTCTGCGCGAGCGCGTCGCGGTTCGCCTGCTGCCGGTCGACGTAGCCACCGGAACGCGCCGAGCCGGGAGCCGGGGCGGTCGCGGCCTGGAGCGCATAGTCGGCGATCTTCTTCGGGCCGAAGCGGGGCTTCGCCCGGTACTCCGCGAGCCCGGCCCGGATGTGCTCGGCGGACGTTCCTCCATCGACGAGTTCACCGATGACGGCCAGTGTCTCCGCGATCACCCGCTTGGTGGGGCGGGCGGGCAGCATCTGGGCGAGGTGCTCATCGAGGAGGGCCTGTGAGACGGCGGCGTTCTCCCGGGCCTTGGGGCTGACCGGCGTGTCAGGCTGGCCCGGCCTGCCCTTGCGGGGTACTCGCGTACGTGCGCCTGCGCTCGCGCCCGTCTTGCTTCCCGTAGGGAAGCAAGTAGTTCTTGGTTCTGTTTTTGGTTTGGCTACCGTCGAGGGTAGGTCACGGGAACCGTCGAAGGTAGGCCGCTGCTCGTCCTGACCAACCGTCGAAGGTAGGCCGTCGAGGTCGACCAGCGCCGGCTGCACCGGCGCCGGGGGACCTTCGACGGTAGGCCGCTCCTCGGCAGGATCGCTGTCTGTCGAAGGGTTCTCCGTGCCAAGGGCGCGCCCGCCTGCGACGTCGCGGCCTACCTTCGACGGTCGGCCACCACGAGCTACCTTCGACGGTAGGTCAGCCGTGTCGGCGGCCGAACGCACCTGGTCCATGCACAGGTTCCACACCACCGGCCGGTGACCCCCGGGGATGTGCTCGACCAGGCTCTGATCACCGCGCACGATCAGCCCGTCCGATTCCAGTAGGGCGAGGTACGCGCGGATCTTCGACACGTGCATGCCCAACGTCGCGGCCATCGTCGCCGCGGCCTGCCACGCCCCGCAGCCACGGCTGTCGGCGCGCTCGGCGAGTTCGAGCAGCACGAGCCGCGCGGAGTGCGCCGTCCGGCCCGGAGCCGACCGGCCAACCGGCGCGCTCCGGAGCGCCCACACCATCGCGTCGACACTCACTGCGCACCGGCTGTGCTGATGCCCATGCCCAGGTCCCACACGGACGGACGCCGGTTCGCCGGCAGATCCTCGACCAGCTTCTGATCGCCGGCCGAGATCAGGCCGGCGGCGCGGAGGTCCGCGAGGATGGTCCGCACCGCGCGGATCTTCAGCCCCAACGTCTCGGCGATCGCGCCGCCGGTGATGACGGCGCCGCGGCCGTTGGCGTCGGCGTGGTCGGCGAGCAGGGCGAGGACGCAGCGCGCGGACGGGTCGAGCTGCGCCGGGTGGCGCAGCGCCCAGCGCGTGGGGGTAGTGCCCGGCCGGGCGGCGCCGCCCGCCCGGCGGACGGTGTGGGTGGTGTAGCTCACCCCGCGCGGCGCGTGGCGCGTCTGCGTAGCCGAAGGCATGATTGCCATAAGTCGATCTCCCTGTGTCTGGTTCGGGATTTCGATCTAGGCCCGGCCTCGGCGGCTCTCCCAAGTACGCCAGGCTGGGCCGATCTAATTGTGGCGTGCGGTGTCACCCTGCAACATCAAGTCGCTGTGTGACGCATCTCGAATCATGCCCTGGACGACGCCAGCCGCGCACGCGCCGTGACTGGCGTGTCGCGGACCGCACCACCAGTCGGGCGTGCCGGCCCGCAGCGACACACCAGATGATCACAGTTTGCGTGACCGGCCAGTGGCACACACGGCGAGCCTCACCCGCCCCCACCACCAGCAGCCCTCACGATCCCGCCCCATGACCTGCACATGCCCCAACCGGGCCGTCCTCGCCGCCGCCGGACTGCTACTCGCCGTAGCCGCCGGACTGCTCATCACAGCCGCCGCCGGCTGCGCGCCCGTCCCCAACCCGCCCGGCGGCCCGCCCGCACCCACCGCCACCGCGGCCACACCCCCGGCCCCTCTCGCAGATGAGCAGGGCCAGGCCCTGCTCGACGAGTACACGACCCGCCTGCGGACCCTCGCCGGAGACGACGCGACCACCAGCCCGCTCGCCCCGCCACCGCACGCCGGCTGGGCACGAACCCTCACCCCGGCCGACGGCTCCGCGCTCCACAGCCCCACCGAGATCCTGATCTTCCCGACGGTGGGGGAGCGGGACGCCTACCGCTGGACGGCCGGGCAGACACCAGCCGGGTCGGGCTGCTGGGCGATCGCGGCCGGCGTCGACCTGTGGGCCGTCCGGATCGTGGACGCGCCCACGAACTGCGCCGACGCCGACCTGATCGCCGCGCACCTCGGCGGCGAACTCTTCCCGGAGCTGCCAGCGTCAGCGCCCGAGACCGCGGCCCGAACACCACTCGTGGTGTAGGGGGTCTGGCCGTCCGGGCGCGAGGGATCATCGCGGCCCGGACGGCCATCGGCCCGGCGGCCGGCCGTCAGCGTACCTACCGGCCTGGCGAAGCCACCTGACACAAAAAAGCGGGCCGCCCCGGTGGTGAGACACCGGAACGGCCCTTGATCAAAATCCCCGGGCTACGAAGAAAGTGATCTATGTCCAGCGTACGTTCTTCCTACGCGGCGCGTCGGGCGTGACACGCGGGCAGAGCGTCACCGGCCCCCGACCGGCAGCACCACCACCACACCCGCACGCGCGAGCCCGACCAGCACACGAGGCAGCGCCCACACCGGGCCGGTCAGCCGGCCCGCGAGCGCCCGCAGGACCAGCGGCCGAGCAGTGCCCTGTGGGCGAACTTCGACCTGGTCACCGGCCACGGTGAGCACTGCGACCGGCGCGTTACGGGTGCACTCGTGAACCGTCCGAGAGAACAGGTCATCGGCCGGCTCCTGCCAGTACTCGCCGGAAACCAGCGACATCGCCCGCTCCACCTCACGGCCGCACCGGCTACAGGCGAAACGAGGACGGGACCGAGACCGAGCCAGGACCGCGCTCACGGCGGCCACCCCTTTCCAAAGCTGCCCGATTATGACCGGGATACGGACAGTGTCAGATGCGGGGAGGGGGCCACGTCAATCCACGCACAGATATCAGTGTGATCTACCAGTGGTCTACCTTCCAGAATTCAGATCTGCGTCGAATCCCCCGGCCGCCGAGGCAACCCCAACCACCCCTGCGCGGTAACCGCCGCATCAACCGCACCACCCCCACCAGCACGAATCAACCCGGCGACTTCGAGCACCTCACGAGCCAGCCACGTCCGCGCATCCGGGCAGATCGTCACAGCCTCGTTCAGGGCCTGTGACGCCGCGTCGAAATCCCGCCGGTTCACCGCGTCCCGCGCGGACACGATCCGCACAGCCGCGCGCATCGCGTGCGCCCCCGACGAATCAGCGTCAGCCTGCGCGACCTCCAGCCACTCACCGACCGGCTCTCGGGCGGCAGCGAGCGCACCCGCAGCCGACAGCGCGAGGTCACCGGGGTGTATCCCGTCGTCGAGGAACGACCAGCCGCGCGGCGGGTCGCGCTGCTCACCGGACCGGGCGAACGCCCGGTCTCCCGCACGGATCGCTACTGCGATCTCCGACGTCCGGTAGGTGCTCGACAGGGCCCCCGCCTCGTACTTGATCGCAAGCATTGCTTCCATCGGGCTGTTCCTCGGCGCGACCCGCCGACCCTGCCGTGCCAGCTCGACGGCAGCTTTCCGGTGCCCGGCCTTGTCCGCGATCCGCGCCGACAACGCGAGGACATGAGCCCTGGTGTGGATATCGCCGATGGCCTGGGCTTCCTGCCCGGCGGCGAACAGGGCCTGCCGTGCTCGCTCGGTCCGACCGGTGTGGGTGAACGCCTGCCCGGCGAGAAGATGCCCGCGCGCCGCCAGCCGCGTATACGCGGACCGTCGCCCGGCGGACCGTGTTTGCCGGGCCCCCAGCACGGCGCCGCGAGCGAGCGGGAGCACCACGGCCAGCGTGTCAGCGGGTGGCCGATGGTCGTACGCCAGCCCGGCAGTCTTGATGCGTTCGTCGAGGGTGTCGATCGGCAACACCTCGATGGCGCCGGCTGTCACCCCGAACGCTCCCAGGATGGGCACGGCGAGCATGGCCCGCCGTGACGTCCCCGCGCTGTTTGCGATGCCCATAGCACGATGGTCCCCCTGCACATGCGCAAAGTGAACAAGCGGAAAGGTGAAAGGAAGGCTAGAACCCGGCACGCCCTTGCCGGGAGAAAGCGGCTGAACACCCGGCCCCCGCACCCACGCAAAGACCACTAGCCTCGGTCTTCACGCGCCGCCCGCAACTCGGCAACCCGCGCCGCCACCGCCCCCCTCCGGCTCCGCTGCGTGTGCGTCATCCCACCGAACGTCCCCGACCGGGCGCTCGGCGGCTCGGCCGCCGCCCGCTCGACCAGGCACTCCAACTCCACCGCGCAGCCAGCACACACAGCCAACGCCAGCGTCTGCCGTCGCCTGTTCTCCGCCCGCTCACCGAGGGCCCGCTGGCCCTTCCGGCCCGGCAGCACCTCCGACACCGCAACGTCGGCGTCTTCCCACCACTCCGTCGGGTACTCCAGACATGCCCCCCGCGCCTGCCAGTACGGCCCGTCCTCCGCGCTATCAGCGCCCACCACGCCACCCCTTCCTGCTCCTGACACACCGATGCCGGCACACCCCACGCGCGGGATGTGCCGGCATCGGCCTCGGTCCTTCTGTTCAGATCACAGGGCGGTGTACTTCCGCGACGCGGTGACCCGGCCGCCCACGCGAATCTCGGTCCTTCTCACGCCTCCCCGCTCGGCCAGTTCGGCCACAGTCGGCAACCAGCCCGGCCACGGGTTGGCCCTCCTATCCGCCGACGACACGCCGAACAGGTAGCCAAGGCCGCCCTGCTCGACCAGACCCGGCACCACACCGCGGTGCTCCCACCGCCAGGTCTTCTGCCGGTTGTGCGCGGGACGCCCAGCGCCGATCAATCGCGCACCGGCAGCGACCTCCCGGGACAGCCGCTCCAGGGACCAGCCCAACCACATGCGCAGTTCGGTCAGCGGATGAGCGGCCCCGTCATGCGCGCGCCGCTGCGTGCACGTCGGGCAGGTGCACAGCGGGCAGTAGAAGAGGAGCTTCTCGGTGGCGGGCACGATCTCGGTCGTCACACGACACCCGCCGGATATGCGTCCAGCACGGCCGGCCGCTCAGCGAGCAACGCTCGCAGCCCCGCCCGCCGCTCTTCCAACTCGCTGATCCGCCACGCGACCTCGTCGAGCTCGTCGGCCGCGAACGCCCGGTCAACCGCCAGGGCGTGCACGGTGATCCACTGGTACATCCGGTTCCGGCTGGCCACCTGAGCAGGCACGCCGGCCCACCGCGACGTCTGGGGCCGGTCGAGCAGAGCCAGGACCCCGGCCGCGTCCAAGCCGAACGGGTCGACCGGGCCGACCCCGAACAACATCACCGGCACCGGCGCCCCGTCCACGCCCTGCACCGAGACGACGACGTTCCCACCGCCGATCGGTCCGGGCCGGTTCTCCACCTGCACCCGCAACCGCAGGTCCTCGCTCACCGCGCGCCCGCCAGAACCCGCGGCGCCCCGGTGGTCACAGGCAGCTCGATGCGGATCGGCGCCGCCGCGGCCAGGAGCGCCTGCACCTCGGGACGCAGCGCGGCTGCGATGTCCGTGACCCACCTCAGATCGTCGTCGGGGAGGGCATCGCCCCAGGCGTGCACGGGGACCAGGTCGAACCAGGCATCGACCGCGGCGGCGCCTACGGGCTGCTCGTCCGCCTCCTCGTGGATCACGTCCAGAACTGCCCGGGGCCCCTCGCGGAGCGCCACGTACTCGTGTGCGTACGAGGTGTCTTCGAGCGATGCGAGACCGAGTCCGTGCAGGTGCTCGGTGTAGTCCTCGTTGTGCAACATGTCCTGTCTCCCTTGCGGTTCGCGGCGCTCTCCCTCGCCGCTGCGTAGGGAAACAGTACGGCGGCGTTGCGTCGTGTTGCATCTCATCGTTGCGTGTCGCGGTAACCGCGCGTCACGATGGGGACGGGCGCGGCAACCCGACCAGGGGGGAACCGTTGCCCGACTCGCAGGACAAACCAGCTCAGCCAGCCGACGCGGCCACGGGCCCGGCAGACCAGCCCGACAGCGCCAGCGCACCCGTGACCGACGTCCAGATGCGCCGCGCTATCTTCACGCTGATCACCGTTGCGATCACGGCCCTCGTCGCGCTCACCACGTACCTCGGCCAGAACATCGCCGAGGGCCCCGGGCCCGACGCCCCCGCGCCGACGCCGACAACCAGCCCGACCAGCGCGCGACCACCCGCGACCTGGCTATCCGGCGTCTACCCCGAACCAGTCCAGAACGCTGCCAACGTCACCGCGTTCGGGACCTGGCGCGGAGACCCCACCGACATCGCGCTCACGTTCGTCACCCGCAACCAGGGCTGGCAACACATCGTCGGCAGCGAATCATTCATCTGGGGAAACTTCCGCGGCTGGCCCGGAAAACTCATCATCTCCGTACCACCCTGGCCCGAGAACACCGGCGGAACCTACACAGCCTGCGCGCGCGGCGACTACGACACCCAATGGCGCACCTTCGGGACCACCCTGAAAACCCAGAACCGGGCCGGGTCCATAATCCGGATCGCGTGGGAAGCGAACGGGAACTGGTTCCAGTGGTCAGCGACCAACCCAGCCCTGTACAAAACCTGCTGGCAGCACATTGCAGCGGCGATCAAATCAACGGACTCCGCCGCGCAGATGGACTGGGCGATCAACGCCCACTACTCGCAGAACCCCCCGAGCCACAACCCGCTCGACCTCTACCCCGGTGACACAACGGTCGACATCGTCAGCATCGACGCCTACGACCACTACCCGCCGTCACCATCCGGTGTCGCCTTCGACACCCAGTGCAACGCCCAGGGTGGTGCCTGCTGGCTCGCCGCGTTCGCCCGCGGCCACAGCAAGCTGTTCGCCGTAGGGGAGTGGGGTGTCGTGTCCGGCCGGGGACCCGACGGCGGTGGAGATAACCCGCTCTACATCGAGAAGATGCGCAAGCTATTCGCCGACAACGCTGACATCCTCGCCTACGAGGTGTATTTCTCCGACACCGACGAACGCAATGTCAAATCAGATATTTGGCGTGTCCCTCAGAACCCGCGCTCCGGCGCCGCGTACCGGGAGCTTTGGTGATCGGCGGAGATGAGAACGTGGTCCAACGCCGCGATACAGAGCTGGCTGGCATTCCTGGTAGGGACCAGCGGCTTCATCCACGAGATCTGGATTTCAGGACTGGACCGGCCCTGGCTACTCGCCGGCCTGGTGGCGCTGATGGGCCTCCCCGGACCGCTGGCCCTAGACCGGCGCCGAACCGACCCGCCCACCACACCCGACCCCCCGCCGCCGGCCGGGGGGTCGCCTCCCGGTACCGGTGGACCTTCACCTACCTGACGATCGCCGTCCTCGCCGTCCTCGCGCTGCTGGCGGTCAGCCGGTGACCCCGACCCCGCCGCCCGACAAACACGGCCCAGCCCAGCCTGCGCCCGGCCAGGGCCCCCGACGGTGCCGCCACCGCGCACCCGTCGATCGGCCGCTGCGCTTCGCCGCCGCCGTGTCAGTCCTCGCAATCGCCGCGATCATCGTCGGGTTCGTCTCCACCCAGCTCCGTGACGTCCGCGCAGCCCAGCGGCGCATCGAGCAGCAGCAGACCGACATCAACCGGCAGCAGACCGAGCTGCACCGCGCGCAGGCAGACCTGGCTACCCTCGCCCGCGCCGGCTGCCGGTTCTGGGTGGCGCTCTCCGAACTCGACCCGGCAGACGCGAAGACCCTCTTCGGTCGCACCCTCGCGCTCTCAGGCGCCGACGCCGCCACGATCCTCAACTGCCCGGGGGCCCGCCGATGAGCACCCTTCCAACCCTCTACCCGCCCGCCGAATACCGCCCGGTCCGCAACGTCAACCAGGACCGGGCGATGGTCACCCCCACCCGCGGCCTGATCCCGCACCTTCAGGTCGGCAACGGCAGCCTGTTCCGCTGGTTCGACAACCCGGACAGCGGCGTCAGCACCCACCTGTGGCTCTCCAAAGCCGGCGGGTTCGAGCAGTACGTACCGCTGAACCTTCAGGCGTGGGCGCAGGCCGCTGGCAACCCCTACTGGATCAGCGTTGAAACCGAGGGCTACGAAACCGAGGGCTACACGGCCATCCAAATTCGCCGCCTCGCCGAGCTGTTCGCCTGGGGAATGCAGCACTTCGGCTGGGCTGCGGCCGTCACCGACCAGCCTGCCGGCGGCGGCATCGGCACCCACCGCATGGGCGGCGTCCCCTACGGCGGCCCCCGCACCTGCCCCGGAGACCTCCGCGCCGCCGCCCGCGGTGAGATTCTCGCCGCCGCCCAGCGGATCACCAGCCCGCCCGGCGTCGTCAACCTCACCGCCGGCCGGTACGCCGACCGGCCCACCCTGCGCGCCGGTTCCACCGGCCCGCACGTCGCCGAGCTGCAACGGGCCCTCAACCTCGCCGCCACGAAACCCCCGCTCACCGCCGACGGCGACTACGGGCCACGCACCACCGGCGCGGTGAAGGTCTTCCAGCTCAGCGCCGCGCTCAGCGCCGACGGGATCTGCGGACCCCGCACCTGGGCGGCGCTCGGCGCCCGCCTCACCGCCCTGGGCCGGCACACCTGACCATGACGATCCCCCGGGACCACGCCGACACCGCGATCCGCCAGCACCTCACCGCGATCACGCACCGGCTCCGGACCCGATGGAGGATCAGCCCGAGCGACACCCGGTACGACGACCTGTACTCGGATGCCCAGCTCGCTCTCTGGCGGGCGCTGGCCAGCGACCCGCACGCCACCAGCCGCGCCGACGACCCGGCGGCACTCCGCCGCTGGGTCAACCGGCGCATCGACTGGGTGGTGGTCGACTACCTGCGCCACACCACCATCGCGGCGATCCCTGGACGCCGCCTGGCACAGCCCCACGTCGACATCACCGACGACATCACCAGCGCGGCCGACGCCGCGGCCCCGGCCGCACCTGACATCGCGGACGACGTCGCCCAGGCCGACGCCGTCCGGACCCTCCTCGCGCGCCTCCGCGCGATCGACCCCCGGCTGCCCGGGGTCGTCGTCGGCCTGGCCGCCGGCCACACCCAAGCCGATGCCGCTCTCCGGATCGGCGTCGGTCGCACCCGCGTCGGCCAGCTCCTCGCCGACGCCCGCATCATCCTCGCCCGCGCAGAACAGGACCACGATTGAAGATCTTCGGATGGGCTGCGGATAACGGCGGCTGCTACTTCTACCGCCTCGGCCTGCCCCTCGGAACGCTCGCCGAACACGGCCACGACACCCACACATCCGCCGTCCTCACACCAGACTGGCGCCGAGATGCCGACATCATCATCGGCCAGCGAGTCACCAACCCCGGCCCGTCCGTCACCTGGCAGGACCTCGCAGCCGAAGGCCGCACCACCCTGATCTACGAGATCGACGACGACCTCACCGAGGTCGATAGCTCATCCCCACTGGCACACGGGGTGTTCAGCGACCCGGAGACCCAGGCCCGCATCCGGACGAACATCGCCGTCGCCTCCTGGGTCGTCTGCTCCACCGAGGCCCTCGCCGAGAAACTCCGCCGCTGGAACCCGGACGTGCGTGTCGTCCCGAACACGATCCCCGCGTCGCTGCTCACCCTGACCCGGCCACGTCGTGCCGCGCTCACCGTCGGCTGGGCCGGGTCCGCCACCCACGCCATGGACTGGGCGGAGATCCGCAACCCGGTCCGCCAGTACCTACGCCGCAACCAGGCCAGCCGCCTCCACACCATCGGCGCCGACTACGGCACCGCGGTCGGCCTGCCCGAGCAGACCCAGCACACCATCTGGCAACACGAGATGGCCAGCTACTACCGGGCGATCGATTTCGATATCGGCCTGGCGCCGCTGCGCCCCCACCTGTTCAACAGGTCGAAGTCCTACATCAAATGCCTGGAGTACGCCGCGCTCGGTATCCCGGTCATCGCGTCGAACACCGGCCCCTACCCCGGATTCGTCCGCGACGGCGAGACCGGGTTCCTCGTCGACCGGCCCCACGAGTGGACCCGCCGCCTACGGCAGCTCACCGAGGACCCCGACCTCCGCGAACGCATGGGCACGGCCGCCCGCGAACTCGCCGCCGATCACACCATCGAAGGCGCCGCCGGCCAGTGGGCCGCCGCCTACGGCCTGCCCGCCCTGACCCCTGTACCAGCATGACCACGCCCCGCACCTGGCTACGAACCGCCGACGATGGCGTGCTCTGCGCGGACGCCGTCCGCTACATCGGCATTCGGGAGCACGGCGACGGCTGGGCGCTCTGGGCCAAGGCCCCCGGAGTCATGGCATTCGACACCCGCCTCGCCGGCCACCACCCCAATCGTCACGCCGCGGCACAGGCCCTCGACCAACTACTCGATGCGATCGACGGTCCCAACCTCGAGGAGGACAGCACACCGTGACCACCACCCTAATCACCGGCGGCGCCGGGTTCATCGGGCAGCACCTCACCGCACACCTCACCGCCGCCGGCCGCCAAGTCCTCGTGCTCGACCGCACCGGCCAGGCCACCTTCGACGACCCGGCGGTCAGCGTCATCCTCGGCGACATCCGCGACCCCACCGCCGTCACCGAAGCCATGTCCCACGCCGACTCGTGGGTCCACCTCGCCGGCGTACTCGGCACCCAGGAGACCGTGACCAACCCGCGGCCGGCTGCGGAGACGAACGTCCTCGGCGGCCTCAACGTCCTGGAAGCCGCCGCGCAGTACCGGCTGCCCGGCGTGAACATCGCCGTGGGGAATTGGTGGATGCTCAACACTTACGCCATCACCAAGACCACGGTCGAGAAGTTCGCCGCGATGTACCGCGACGAGCGCCACATCGCGGTGAGCGTCGTCCGCGCGCTCAACGCCTACGGCCCCGGCCAGTCGATCGCCGCACCCTACGGCCCGTCCAAGGTCCGGAAGATCATGCCGTCGTTCATCTGCCGCGCGCTCACCGGGAACCCCATCGAGATCTACGGCGACGGCCAGCAGATCATGGACATGATCCACGTCTCCGACGTCGCGTGGGCCCTCGCCGCCACGCTCACCTACACCGAGGAGCACGGCGCCCTGAGCCAGCCGATCGAAGCTGGCACCGGCCGGCGGACCACCGTCCGCGAGATCGCCGAAACCATTGTGGCCGCCGCTGGCTCCACCAGCGTCATCCACCACCTACCCATGCGCCCCGGGGAGACGCCCGGCGCCGAAGTCCTCGCCGACACCTCCACCCTCCTCGGCATCGCCAACCCGGCTCTCTTCACCACCCTCGAAACGGGGGCCGCCAACACCGTCGCCTGGTACGCCCAGCACTGGCTCCCCAGCTGGCTGGCCGACCACCCGGCCCCCACAGAGACCGCCGGCCGATGAACCTCTGGGCCATGGCCTGCTGCCACCGCCCCGACATCCCCCAGATGGCGGCCACCCTCGCGCACATGGGCATGCCCGCCGACCGGGTCGTCATCGTCGCGAACGGCCCCCACCCACCCGCCGCCGCGGACTTCCCCAGCGCACGGGTCGTGCACTACCGCAGCCCCGGCTACAACATGAGCCGCTGGTGGAATACCGGCTTCGACACCATCGCCGAACTCGACCCCGGCCCGCGCGAGATCTTCGTGTTCAACGCCGACACCACCGCCGACCTCGACACCGTGACCCGGCTCGCCACCGCCCTCCGCGAACACGACCTCACCGCGGCCGGCCCCGACCAGCACGGCCAGTTCCCCAACGGGGAGGTGTTCATCAACCGGCAGCCCGCCCCAATCGACCTGTACCGGCGGCTCCCCGGCTATGCCTTCGTCATCGCCGGGGAGCACGATCTACGCTGCGACCCGCAGTTCCGCCACTGGTGGCTCGACGACGACCTCGAGTGGCAGGCCCGCAGCCGCCGCGGCACCGGGATCGTCGGCGGGACCCGCGTCGCCCACCCCCCGAACGGCAACCCGCTCTCCCCGACGCTCACCCGCTGGGCCGACGAGGACCGGAAGAAATTCCTGAAGAAGTGGGGAGCCACATCCTGGTGAACCCAGCGGCGTGCCTTCCGCTCCCAGCCCCCGGCCGTTGCCACCATCACCACACCCACACCCACACCCGACCGGAAAGGCACCGATGACCAGCGGCGTCACCGTCGTCATCCCCACCATCCCGCCACGCGCCGGCCTGCTCGCCCGCGCCGTTGCCTCCGCCTCCGCGCAGACCCTGCCCCCCGACGCCCTGTCGGTCGCCGTCGACACCGACCGCCAAGGCGCGTGGGCGACCCGGCAACGCGCGCTCGACGCCGTCACCACCGAGTGGACGGCGTTCCTCGACGACGATGACGAGCTCGGCCCGCACCACATCGCGATCCTGCGCGAGCACGCGGAGAGCAGCGGCGCCGACTACCTGTACCCCTGGTTCGTCGTGGCCGGCGGCACCGACCCGCTCGCGCAGTACTTCGGCCAGCCGTGGGACGACGACGCCCCCCACCAGACAACGATCGTGACCCTGGTCCGCACCGAGCTCGCGAAGGCCGTCGGGTTCCGCGAGCCCGGAGACGGCACCGTCGAAGGACAGCGCGCCGGTGAGGACTGGCTGTTCACCCTCGGGTGCATCAAAGCCGGAGCGAAGATCTACCACGTGCCGGAACGCACCTGGACGTGGCACCACCACGGGCGGAACACCAGCGGCCTCCCGGACCGCTGGTGAAACGCGACGTCACCGCGATCATCCCGAGCATCCCCCCGCGAGCCGGGATGCTCGTCCGCGCCGTCGCGTCCGTCACCGCGCAGACGGCACCACCGGCCGCCCTATCGATCGCCATCGACACCCAGCGGGAAGGCGCCCCGGCCACCCGGGACCGGGCGCTCCGTGCCGCCCGCACGACCTGGGTGGCCACCCTCGACGATGACGACGAGTGGATGCCGCAGCACCTCGAACGGCTCCTGGACTGCGCCGAGGAGACCGGCGCCGACTTCGTCTACAGCTGGTACCAGCTCGAACCGCCCGGCCGGGACCCGCTGCCGCACTTCGGGAAACCGTTCGACCCGGCCAACCCGATCCTGACCACGATCGTCACCCTGGTCCGGACCGAGCTCGCGCAGCAGGTGGGCTACCTGAAGTGCACGCCCGACGAGGTGTTCATGCAGGAAGACTGGATGTTCGTCCTCGGCTGCGTCGCCGCCGGAGCGAAGATCGTGCACCTGCCGGAGCACACCTGGACCTGGCACCACCACGGCGGCAACACGTCCGGCCGGCCGGACCGCTGGTAGGAAGGCGGCCATGAACGGCGACGAATTCGGCGGACTCCTCCGCGTGTTGGAAACCCTGCGCCAGGAACTGGCAAAGACCTGGGACGCGATCATCACGACCGTCCGCGCCGTGTACCGGTACGTGTCCACCTGGCGCCAGCGCCTCGCGCGTGCTGAGTGGAAGTGGGCAGGTCGGTGCGCGCGGATGCTGTCCCGACACCCGGACCTGGTCACGCTCGACGGGTGGATGGACCGCATGTACCCGGGCCTACCCTGATGCTCATGTGTGCCAAGAGTAATCGTTCGGTGTTAGCTTGTGACCTGGTGGGGGCACCTGGACCGACCCGCCGTGCCCGGGGCCGCGCGGGTCGGCTCCACCCTCCCCGCCGCCGCGGAAGGCTGGCGGCGCCGCCCCGTCGAGAGGACGCCCCCGGTGGCTGACGGCAAGCTCCTGCAATGCGAGATCATCAACCGGCCGGACGGCACAGCGGGGCCGGGCGTCGTCTTCGCTGCCGTGCTGGAGTCGTACAGCTTCGTCCCGCGGACCCTCGGCGAGACCGTGTTCTTTCAGATCATCGGCTACGGCAAGGACGGAACGAGGTACACCCTGACCGGTCTCCACCCCACGGAGGACGCCGCCCTCTTCGTGATCACCGAGGCTATCGGCCCCGACCGGGCTTTCAACCCGTCGCCAGCAGGCAGCGGCGACTGGGCGCCATCTCCCATGCCACCGGCTTCGTTCTCAGGATCAAGCTCCGCCTCCGTCGGGCAGTAGCGGACCGGAGGCCGCCGGGCAGCTTCGCCCGGCGGGCCGGGTCACGTCGGGACCCGCCACAGCTCCCGGTACTTCAAACTTGACTGCGGGTTACGTGAACCGAGCAAGTCGGACCAGACGTTGTTCGGGTCGACGTCGTTGAAGTATGACTCGGCGTGGACCAGATTGATGCTCTTCAGGTGTTGCAGCCATTCGTAAACCCACTGAATAAACCCCGGATTATCGTGGCCGCCAAACGCCTGCTTATTTACCGCGTTGTTCAATCCCCACTCGCACAGAACAATCTTCTTGCCCTGCGCAAGCGCGAATGTTTCCCAGAACTTTGCCCGGCCAACATTGGTGGATTCGCGGGTGTTGACCGCGGCGTACCCGATCGCCTGCGGATAGTGGTCGTAAAGGTCGATGCCAATATAGTTGACGTAGGCGGGACCGGGCCAGGAGTTCCGTGCGTCCCCGCCAGAGGTTTGAGACGCCCCAGCGTTTACCGTCCATGCGAACTCCGCAGTCGGACGCGTCTCCCTTGTGAGGCTGACAATACGGCGATACGCCTGGATGAACGCAGTCGGGTTTACGGACGACCAGGGGAACCAGTTCCCGTTAAACTCAAACGCCAGGTTCGTGACCGGCTCCGGCATCCCCCGGGCAACAAAGGCATTCAACGTATCGCCCCAGCGCCGCCATTGCGAGTCGTACGCCCCACTGTTGATCGCATTTGCCTGCGCGCCGTTCGCCGCCGACCCGATCAGGTTCGGACCCAACGGCTGCCCGATCAACGGAACGAAATTTGTACGGGTCCAGTTGTTGACCACGTACGTCGGGCCGACTAGCTGGTCCCACCCACCTGTTCTCTGGCTGTATGTCAGACCGGATGTGGTCTGCCGCCCACGCCAGGTACCCCACTCGTCCACCGACTGCTGGGTGTACTGCGCCTGCCCACCCGGACGTGCCACACCCGACAGCCAGAAACTGGGCGGCGGAGGCGGAGGAGGAGGCGGCGGATCAGGGTCGGGATCGGGGTCGGGGTTTCCCGGGCCCGGATCTGGTTCCTCAGGGTCCGGGTTCGGCGGGTCCGGCGGGTCCGGGTTCCCCGGATCAGGATCGGGATTGGGGTTCCCCGGGTCTGGATCTGGGGTCGGCGGCGGGTCCGGATCGGGCTCCGGCTCGGAAGGCAGCGGAGGAGGAGGCGAGTTCAGGCCCACCGCCGGACCGATGATCAAATAATCCTCGCCCAGCGGGGTGACATACACCCGATCACCCGGCGCGGGGGTGTACCCGCTGAGATATGGCATCTGGCGCGGGTGCAGCACAGACGACCCATCCAGAGTGATCCGCGGCAGGCCGAGTTCAGCCGGGTTGTACTCCAGATCAATCGTCGCCACACGCGGATACAGGGTGTTATCAGGATGAGCACGGATCGTGCGGTGCTCCAGAACCCGCAACCGGGCCAGCGCGTCTCGGATCTGCGCTGCTGCCTGCTCCTCCAACGGCGGCCGGTACTGGCTCACGAATCGTCCTCGACTTCGCCGAGGTGCAACTTCGTTGTCTCCTCGCGGCCCTCGCCCGGAGGCGTCACCGTCCAGCCGATAATCCGAACCCGTGTCGCCAGACCCGGCTGCCCGGTCTCCGGGTCCTCCGGATGCAGGGGCGAGCTCGCGACCAGCCACGCCCATGATCCCAACGGGATGTCCTGCACCCGCGGATACACCGGCCCGGGAACCGTCACCGTCGGCACGGTGACGGTCCGAGCCCGACGCCGCTGCATGGTGTCAGCGAAAGTATCGACTTGCGACTGGTATTGGACAATGCCGCCGGGGAACTGCCCGGAATCCTCAAGGACCGGGAACCCGGCCGCGATGTCGACGAAGTCACGGCCTCGCGCGGAGTCCGACACCCAGCTCATCTGCATGCCGTCCGTCGATGACGATGTGGCCGTTGCGCGGAAAGAATTCACGCTGTCCGAGCCGACCCGCGGGAACGAGTAGTCGACGACGTTCCCGGGAAACTGCAACACGATCGGCGTTGTCTCGGCGGACAGACCAAGCTGAGGCCGACCGAGCCGGAGAAACAATGCGGACATGTGCTCGTCGCTGAATCCTGGCTCGAAGGTGAACTCAAAGTTCTCGCTGCTGGCCAGACCCTGGAGGACGTCAAGAATTTTCCGGTTCTCGGCGCCCACGTAGGTCGTGCTCCGCGTGGCACCGCTCATCGTCTGAGGCAAGACCAGGCCGGCAATGTTCTTACCGGTTCCGGTCGTTCCCCGGGTGACGAGTCCTCGGGCGATGTCGAAGAGATCTATGCTGGTGAACTGGAGATCCGCGCGGATCTCCCGCTTCCCGAATAGGCTTTCGATCGAGCTGGCCCGAATCGGCAGCGAATAATCCAGGATCGAGCTGTGAGGCCAATCCCAGACGATCCCTGCCCAGATCGGTGCGCCGTCCTGCCCGACCCACAGCATGGTCCGGCGCGGTTCCAAGGCATCGAGGTAGGCCCGGTTCTGCGTCGCACTGGCCCGCAGATCGAGCGTGGCCGTCAGGTCCCCGGACGCGCACAACCGGCGTGAGAATGAATTGCAGTCGAGCGGCAGCCAGTCCGCCAGCACCGCGCCGGTTCGGACGTGCGTCGCCCAGTACCTGTATTCGGCCATCCGCGCTACACCAGAGACCCGAGGTCTTCGACGTAGAACACGCAGCGGATACCGCCCCCGGCGATGATCTGGTGATAGCCAGTGCCGGAAAGATTAACCGCATCTAGAGTGCAGTTCTGTGATCCAGTCGTCACATCGTCGACCAGCGTCTCGTACGTCATGCAATCCGGGGTCAGGCCCTGGAGTGCCGGCGACGTGACGAACTCATACTGAGACTTCCGAACACCGCCGATCTTGTGGGAGAGCACCACGAAATCGCCAGGGGTATTCGCGCCGCCGGCACTGCCGATCCGCAGATTACTCACCATCCGATAACGGCGGCCCGCTACGAACGGAACGAACGATAGGAACTGCTGAGAGACCTCCGGGCCGTTCCGCCAGCCGACCGTACCGATGGTGTTGTATGCCTTGGCGATGATCCCTCGGGGTGCGCTGGGCGCTCCGACGTACTGCCAGTTAGCCCCGTCGAAGACTCGCAACGTGTCCGTGTCCGTGTCGTAGCGAGCCATCCCGTCGTACGGGTTGCTCACGGTCGCACCGAACAGGGTCGGCAGGATTCCGCCCGTCGCCACAGTGAAAACGCGCAGGTCTGTGATCGCTGTTGCGGGGATCGAGGTGACACCGGCCCCGACCGTGACCCGGGCGAGGATCAGGGAACTGGCTGGGATCGCTGGGTCGGCCGGCACCGGGGCCGGTGTACCGGCGATCAGACGGATGCGGGAGCGGCTGTTCTCGTCTCCGGTGTCCTCGACCTGGAGCACCACCAGGTCACGCCGCGGGTTCGTGGCATTGCTCGTCGGGATCGCGAGGGTGCCGTTAGTCGCCAGCCCTGTCCGGTACGCCCCCTGGTCCGCGGTGGTTGTCCCTTGGACGGTCGCGAACCCCGCGTGAACGTAGACGTTCATGCCGGTCGACGTGGTCACCGCCAACGGCTCCCCGTACCCAGGGTGCACGCCCGACCGGACGACGATCGGCCCAGCGCCACCAATCAGCGGCTGATCCGCTGACACGGCGAGATGCCGCAGCAGCTTCGCGTCGTATGTGGCACCATTCGCCCACAGCGGCGGTTCGCCTGTCAGTTCAGTCGCCACAGGTTCCCTCCCTCATATCCACGCATCCCGCCACTCGATGATCATCCGAGCAGTTCCATTCGAGGAGCCGCCAAGCTGAACGGTGTTCTCACCCGGTTCCAACGACCACCACGCAGACAACGGATCGGCAGACCGGAAAGCCCCATTGAGAAACCCCTGACGGGTATCCATGTTCACGACAAGCTCATCCGTCGATGAAAGCCGAAGTGACTCATAGGTCACCTGCCGGCCCGTCCGCAGATTCGCAATAGACGGGCTCGCGATCGGACCAATGATCCGCACCGTCGGACGGGTCTCCATGTTCCCTGCGTTCACCAGATCCGTGGAGCTCGTCGCCTGCTGCGCTGCCAAAGTCAGGGGGGGAATCAATGGGGGAGTCAATCCGCCAGTGACGGCCGCCGCCGCGGCGACGGTCACGGTGTGCAGCGCCTCGGAATACTTACGCGGGTCGGGTGCAACAAGACCGATCGTGAAATCGCAGGAGACAAGGTTCACGCACGATTCCGTGAGAGTCCCGGACCTGCGGACCAATACCCGTTTCGATGCGGTCGGTTCGTCATACCGCAACACGGCCAGGTCAGAGACAGGCAGAATCCGCTGGAGCTGCTCGCGGGCCCGGTCCCGAGCGAGCTGCGTCGGCGCATCAACACTCACCCGCAGCGTCAACGGCCGCGGAGCCCAGAACTGCGGCCCGGCCCACCCGCCGTGGTCACCAGCTCGCTGCTGCACGCTCCCGGACACTGGCGGGCTGTCCCACCCATCGATCCCACGCCAGATCCAGGCACACTCTGTGATCGCATCGATCACCCCGAAATTGCGGACCATGCCTCCGTACGACAACGCGCCCGTCCAGAACCCCCCACCGGCCGGCGCGACCGGCTGGACCTCCGCGTCCTTCTCCGGTGGCGGCGGGTCCGGCTCAGCGGTCGCCCCACCGATGCCGTAGACACCGGCGCCGTAGACACCGATGCCGTACGTGCTCGGCGGGGGGCCGGTGATGTCACCGATCCCATACGAGCCAAGGCCGTACAGACCAAGACCGAAAGCCTCGAGGAGGTTGTCCACCCCGATGCCGTAGTGGCCTTCGCCGTACTCGCCTCTGCCGTACTCGGACATGGGCTGCTGCTCAGTTCGGGGCGACGGTAGTAATGGTCCCGGCCGGCGACTTGTATTTCAGTGCTCCGGACTCCATGTAGAGCCGGCCCGGGGTGCTCCCCGGGTTTCCAAGGAAGATCTGGGGGAAGCGATCATTGTGGAAGATTCGGGGATCTGCGGTGAGCGGTTCGAAGTCGCTGGTGGTGCTGGTGGTCCGGAGATTCTGAAGCCAGACGCGGGCAGTTGTCAGGTCAGCCGAACCGAAGATCAGCGGAATGGTGAATCCGCTCTGCACGGTGAAGTCGCGTTGCGACAGTCCATGGACCTCAAGCTGAACACCGTTGTCAATCTTGATGAGGGCGAACAGGTCGGGGATGTTCGCCGTCAGCAGATGGCAGAACACTATGGTGAGGCCGTGGATCGCCACGGTAGAGCCGACGCCGTACACGGCCACGAATGCGTTGTAGTTCTGAACCGGAGTGATCTGCTCCAGGTGTAGGCCGCTCACGGTCAGATTCTCAACGGTCGAGAAGACGACCGGCGGCCCACTCATCTGACTGTGCTCTACGTTGATCACAGCCATGAAGGCATCAGAATGCGCGGTCATCCGCAGACCACTGAACGCCATCAACGGCGTGCCGGCTGGATTGTTGTGAATGTAAATGTTGTAGAAGATGGAGCCCGTCGAAATTGAAGCGGCCGAGGTCAGGTCCATCCCATAGCCGGAGAATCCGTTCACCTCGATGTTCGTGACTGAGCACGAAGCCATGAACGTCGCAGCCTCAGTCCTGGCGAGACTCACCCCAGTCTGAGAATTGATGATGTGAAGCTGGTCGAGGATCGTAGCGAAGGCGTCATGCAAAAGGACCGCGCAGCCGTTCTCCTGTCCGCTCGTCTGCGCGGTCTGGTAGCGCAGCGACATGTTCCGCAGACTGTTGTATCCATCGTTCAGCCGGAAAATTGCAACGTTCGGTCCGGTCTGCAAAACCGTCGTCGTCGATCGCGAGTCGCCGGTGACATGCACAGTCGCCGGGATTGTGAGCTGGGCAGAGATCAGAAACGTCCCCTTGCCCAGGTGCACTGTCCCACCCGTGGCCGCAGCCGCAGCGTTGATCGCAGTCTGGATCGCGTTCGTGTCATCGCCACCCGATGGGGTCAGCCGCCACGTCGGCACCGCCCGCTCAATCGAGTTCCCGAAGTCCCGAAGCGCGATCAGAATGTTATTGAGCACCGCCCCCCAGATATCGTTTGGGGAGATCGTCGGTGGGTTAAAGCTGATGGGCATGTGACTCCCTCACATCCTCTGGACGGTCAGCCGGCCATGGCCAGCGCGAGCTTGCGTTGCATCTCCGCGATAACCTCCGGTGTGCTCATCGACCGATCCATGTGGAAGTTGTTCGTGATGTTGTGGACAGGAGGGGTGAGGGCCTCGTTCGGATAGATCCGCCCCGGCGTCCCATCCACACGAACCTCGGGTCCGTTCTCCCCGACCAGGTAAGGCTTCCCGAGCGGTGGGATACCGCCGTCCACGTAGCCACCTGGCCGCGACCATGCTTCCAAAGTCCCGTAACGGGACTTCGTGTATTTGGTCGCCGCATAGATGTTCGCCAACGGATCAAGAATTCCCCGGCCTCGATACGGGCCGGCGTAGGCGTTGAACGTCGGCGGGATAACCTGCATCAACCCCTGAGACGGGGTTCCGTTCCTGGCGTTGATATCCCAGTTGTTGACCGCGCTCGGGTTACCGCCCGACTCCTGGTTCATCCGCCGCAACAGAAGGTTGATCCACGACGAGGATTCACCGGCCGCTTCGAGGGCCTGCAAAGCGACGCCGCGCCACTGCTCGACGTTCCCACCACCACCCGAGGCGGCGACCTCCGCGGCGACCCTCGCCATCTCGCTGTCTTCTCGCCCGCGGATCGTCGCGACGATCCGATCGAGCGGGTATTCCGCCATCTTCCCGACGGCCCCGCGCCAGTCGCCCCCGTTTCCAAGCGTGGCGTGGATCGCCGCGCGCAGCGGGACGAACGCTGCCTCGGCCGTCATCGCGAGCATGCCGAGCGCAACATCCTTGAGACCTGACAGGGCCCGGCCTCCGGTGGCGTCCCAGACCGAGCCGAGGCCGGAAGCGATCGCCCCGGGGATGCCACCGTCGGCCATGCCCACACCGCTCGCCTGACCCCCACCGCCGAGCGCCCGGCGCCAAGCGAAGATGTTCCCGTGGCCGCCGGCTCGGTTGACCTCTTCCGTGGTGAGGACGTGCTCGCCCGGCATGAGCCAGCGCAGCACTGAATCCTTACCGGGAATCCCGCCTCTGATCGGCCCGCCGGACTTGAGTCCTGGTACAACCTGTAGATCAGGAAGACCCACATTCCCGGCGGTGGCATTCCAGACCCTGCGGATGCCGTTGTTGTAAACGGTATTAATGACAAAGTTGACGGGCGCCTTGGTCTTTTCTTGAATCCCGCCCCAGATCTGCCCGATCGAATCCACGCCACGCTGGAAGGCGCCCTGAACCGCGGACATGATTTCGTTGACCTTGTTCCGCACCGCGTTCATCGCGTTGGACACGACAGACTCGACACTCGAATAGGTCGACTGGCTCTTCTGAAGCACTCCATCCCAAGCGCCAGCCAGCGCGCTGCCCGCCGCGGACGTCCCCGACCGCACGGAATTCGTGACAGCCTGTACGCGCGCCGAAATAAAAGACTCGACACTGGACCAGGTGCTCTGGCTCTTCTGGTAGGCCGCGTCCCACGCGCCGGCCAGGGCGCTACCCGCCGCCGACGTCCCACGCTGCACCGCGCTCGCCACGCCCTGCGCCCGCGCCGACACGAAGGACTCGACACCTGACCAGGTGGCCTGGCTCTTCGCGGAGACCGCGTCCCACGCGCTGGCCAGGGCGCTGCCGGCGGCTGACGCCTTCGTCTGTACGGCGGTGGCAACTCCCTGCGCCCGCGCCGACACAAAGGACTCGACGCCAGACCAGATAGTCTGGCTCTTCAGGAAGATCGAATCCCACGCCCCGGAGAGCGCACTACCGGCCGCCGACGCCTTCATTTGCACGGCAGTCGCGACGCCCTGCGCCCGCGCCGACACGAATGACTCGACCGTCGACCAGGCGCTCTGGCTCTTCGCGAGCGCCGAATCCCAGGCGGAAGACAAAGCGGTTCCGGCAGCCGACGTCCCGCGCTGCACCGCGGTCGCGACGCCCTGCGCCCGAGTCGAGACAAAGGACTCGACGCCGGACCAGACCGACTGCGTCTTCAGGAACGCGCTATCCCAGGCAGACGCCAGGGCGCTGCCGGCGGCCGAGGCGCTCGTCTGGACGCCGCTGGAGATCGACCGCGCACTCGCGGAAACGGTCGACGTGATACCCGACCAGACGGTCTGCGTCTTCTGCCAGGTCGAATCCCACGCGGTGGAAACGCCATCTCGGACGGAGGCCGCTGCGCTACTGATGCCAGAAAACGCAGTAGACACCTTGCTGCCGACGTCCCGGGCGCCATCGGAAAGAAGCCGAAATCCGGTACCCAGGCCCGCGAGAATGCTGATCAGCACCTCGACCGACTCGCCGGCTAGCTGGATCGCCCCACGGAAATACTGATTCAGACCGAACTCGGCGACCCGAATCGCCACCTGGCCGATCTTGTCGAGAGCTGCTGCGAGAGACTGAAGGCCAGGCTTGTTATCCTCGACCTTCTGCCAGATCTCCCGCAACTGCGGGATCATCTTGTCGCGGAAGCTGTCCCCGACCCGCTCGACCGCTGGGAGAACATGATCCTGAATCCAGCCGGAGAGTGACCGGAATACTGGAACGACATCGTCCCGAAGGATCGGCACCAGCCCGTCCCGTGCGATCGGGACGAGATCATTCCGAATGAGACGGAGCAGCGTCGACAGCGCCGACTGGGTCAGCAGAGTGACCTCGGTGCCAAGTTCGGCAACTGGCCTACCCATGTGATCGAACAGGTCGTACAGCGAAACAAGGGTGGGAGCGACCTCTGTTCTGGCGAGGTTTGCGAACCCTCGGGCCTTAATGCCGAGACCCTCAAAGATCGCGGACAGCCCGTTTCCCGAGATTGTTCCCGTCTGATAGCCGGCAGCGATGTCCCCGGCCGCAGAGACGACAGCGCCCCCAGCCTCGCCGGCCGCCATTCGCATCGTGCGGAACGCCGACGACACGCCATTGATAACAGGCTCAGACTCCGCCCACCTCCGGAACGAGGCGGACCCGCGCTCCAACACGTCGACGAAAGGCGTAGCCCCGTCGTTCACCGCACTGAATAGGGACGCGACACCGAGCGTAATATCCCGGATAGAGTTCCACCAGGAACGTAGTTCGGAAATCCCTTCGATCATCCACCGGCGAAGCTCACCCGATTCACGCTTCGCGGAAACCCATGCTGCCGTGTTCTCCGCTGCGGCGCGCGCCGAATAAGAAAGCACCTCCACAATGGGCGCCCCTACAGCGACCACATCCCACAGGGCGCGAGCGAAAGAAACCCCGGCCATGCCGGCGTTCTCCATCGTCACAGCATTCGACTGCATGACGTTCCCGAGATCGGCCCGGAACGCTGGCCCGGAGAACGCCCTACCGGCTGTCTCTGCGACCCGCCCGAAACCGAGCGCGGTCCGCTCCAGGCCGCCCTCGACAATGCCCAGGTTGGTCATCAGAGCGCGGAGACCGGTCTCGATCCCCGGGAACATGTTCGAGCTGGCGACCTTCAGCCGATCAAACTCCGGCATGATCGACGTCAGGTAGCCGACGAACTCGCGCGTCAGCGGCGGCAACTTCGCAAGCGCCTGCGCGTAGGCATCGGCGCCGGCAACGCCCTGCGCCGCGGCTGCGGCCTGCGCGTCAGCCTGGGCCTCAACCGCCCGAGTCAGCGACCGCTGGGCGTCCTCGATCCTCTGCGCGCCGTCACGCTGAGCTTGGGTAACACCGGCCTGCGCCTCGGCAACACCACGCTGCGCGTCGCCCACACCGACCGTTGCATCCCGCACCCCACGCTGTGCGGCAACGACCTGCGAGCTACCGTCAACCCCCTTCGCAGCCAGCTCCGCGTATTCGTCTTTCTGCTCCTGAATGCGGATCGTGGTGTCTTGGAGGTTGTTCTTCGACTCCTCGTAGCTGATCCGCGCGGCCTCGCGTTGCAGCTCCGTCGCCGAGGTGTCCGCCATGACCTCGTCGAGGCGCTGCTTCGCCTCCGCGACGTCGAGCTGCGCCTTGCGCATGGTCAGGCCGTGGCGTTCGGTCTCTCGGCCGAGTTCCTCGAGGTCGCGGCGGGCGTCGCGGCGGGCCTCTGTCAGGTCCTCCTGCGCGCGGGTCAGGTCCTCATGTGAGCGGAGTAGGGTCCGCTCCGCGCTCTGGAGGCGCTGGTTTGCCTGGGTGACCTGGCGGTCGGCGTCCTCGTAGGCGTCCGCCACCCGGCGCCGGGCATCTGCCACCGCGTCGTTCGCTGAGCGGATCGACGCGGCCGACACCCGCTGCGATGCGGCGGACGCGGCGGACTTCGCCCCGGCCTGGTCCTGGGCCGTGCCGTACGCCTTGATGGCGTCGCTGACACCAGAGAAGCCGAGCTTGATCGCCCCAAGCCCCTGGCCGGCAGCCGACAGCATCGCGGGCAGGGTGCCGAGCGCCCCGGACGCGGTTGCGATCGACGCGACGAGCCCGGCCGCGAACTGGGCGCCGACCATGGCACCGCCAGACCCCAGCACCCCAGCCGCGGCATAGAGGAATGCGCGGCTCCACTGGAGGCCGTGTCCGCTCCCGTCGCCGCCCAGCCTCGACATCGACGCGCGCAGCGGCGACATGTCGCCTTCCACCCGGACGCGCAGCGGGTCAGGCTCGGCGTACACCCGCACCGGGTTTGCCGCGATGACCCGGACCCGCAGCGGGTTCGGGTCGGCAACCACCCGGACCTTGATGGGCCGGCTGCCCAGGCCCAAGCCCTGCCGGCTCGGGTCAATGAACGGCTGGATCTCCACCCGGTAGGGGGACAGCCGGCCCAGCTCCCGGCGGGCAGCCGTGGTGTTGACCTGCACGTCGAGACGGACCGGACCGACCTGGGCCAGGGACCGGCGCAACGCAGTGGTGTCACCGTCGACCCGGACCCGTACAGGCGGCATCGTCGACATCGAGCGCCGCAGCGGAGACAGATCCCCGTCGACCTTGACCCGAACGGATGGGAGCGACGCGAGAGACCGGCGCAGCGGGGACAGGTCCCCGTCGACCTGCACCGAGTAGGGCCGTAGCCGGGACAGCGACGTGCGCAACTCCCGATCGAACCCGGACGTATCCGGTTCGACCTCAACCCATGCCTTCGCGATCGTGAAGCCGCCGGCGGACATCAGCCGCTGCTCCAGTCCGCGAGCCCAGCGAACTCCGAAGAGTGCCGAAGTTCGACCGCCTCCACCCGGCGGGGCGCCCCGGAGCTACCAGCACGGTCATACTGCGGCGGCGATGAAGGTCCGCTCTCCGCCCTTTCCTTCTCCGCTTGTTCGGCTTCGAAGCGCAACCTCATCACCCCCTTGTAGGCCGGCAGCCGGTTGACGAGTCGCATGAACCTGGGCCCGCTCAAGGTCCGCATGTCGTCGATCCGGTGAAAAACTGAAAGGTCAGATTCGATATCGGCTAGGTGGTTCAGGACCCAGCCGATCCGAGTCAGGCGGCCAGGGCCTTCCTTTTCGCACCCGGGGTAGAACCCGGCTTCGCTTTTCCCTCGTCGGGTTCCGCCCTGCCAGCCGCGATGTTCTGCACCCGAACGCAGATATCGGTGTACTGATCGGCGGTCAGGCTCGCGTATCCGAGCAGCGCCTCGTGGGCCTCCTCGCCGAGGAGCTCGCGCATCATCCACGCCTCCGCCGGCCCGTCGCCCTGGGCCTGGGCGAGGTAGGCAGCGCGGAGCAGCACGTTGACCCTGACCAGCGCAGGCACGGAGTAGACGACCCCACCGAGGCGGAAGATCTCGACCCGGGCCGGCTCGGTGTCGTCGCCGATGGAGGTGGTGTTGTCGAGTACGGCGTCGAGATCGATCAACTCGCTCATGCGGTCTGGTCGATCACTCGGAACGGCGGGATGCTCGGCGACACATAGTGCGCGGAGAAACTCGCCGTGAACACAGATTGGTTGTCCTTGCTGTACGCCAGGGAGATCCCCTCTACGGAAAGTGTCTTCCGGAGAATCACGCGGCGCCGGAACCCGCCCGGTGCGATTCCGTCGAAACACAGCGCGGCGTACCGGGGCTGCGACGCGGACGTGTCATTGCCCGGGGTGTACGTCGAATAGTTCGCCCCGGACATCGGCGTGCCGGCGTTGAGTACGAGCGAGAGGTTGGCGAGCGTCGGCTCGGCCAGCTTCGTCTCGATCGTCGCCTCACGCTTCGTGAGACGCCGACCGGGAATGTCCACGATCTGATCGACTTCCAGCTCTTTGTAGGTCTGGTCGACCTTGAGCTGGATACCGTCCGTCGTGCCACCGACGTCGGTCCACCCCGACGATGCCGGGGTGGTGTTGATGTCCGCGTCCGCCGGCTCTGCTGTGCCGAACGGCGCGTGATAGAGCGTTCCCGGACCCATGGTCAGGTTGCTCGCGCTGACCCCCATAGCTCAGCTCCTCCTTCTGCCGCTGCTGGTCTTCGGTTCCGCGTGGTTGCTGCCGCCCGCCGTCGGCGCCGGCTCGTCCCGCGCGGGGGTCTGGGTGTCCTCGACCCGGTCCGTGGCCGGGGAAGGCGATGCCGGTTCGGGCGTGAACGGCCAGGCGCCAGCCGGCCCGGCGGGCGGCGGGCCTTCGTCCTGGACCTCTTCGAGGACCAGGCCCTGCCGGTGCAGGTCGAGGTACTCGGCGGCCTCGACCTCGACCACGTCATCGGGCCGGAGCGTGGTGCGGACACGTCGTGTCATCGGAAATCGGACCTCCGTAGCGGGAAGCGGACATGCGCCATGTCCGGGTGATCGGCGATCGGCATGCCGCCCACCGCGTCGGCTACCGGGCAGGCCACGACCCGCGCGCCGGGGAACAGGAACTCCAGCTCGGCCCGGTCGGAGTGCACGAGCACACGGCCGCCCAGCGACAGCAGCTCTCCGGACCGGGCGCCGGCCAGCGCGTAAAGGCCGGTCACAGGTGCGTCCAGTGCAGAGCGAGATCGAACTGGTACCGGGCGTACGACCCCTCGTCGTCCGGCACCCGCCGCGGTTCCGCCATCGGGTACACGGACAGGACCCGGGCGGCCAGGCCCACCGCCGGCAGCGCGACGACCCGGCCGACGTTCCCGTAGCAGCCCATCCGCGCGTGCTCGGCGAGCGACGCCGCCTTCCCCCACGGCGGCCGGCCCGACGTCGGGTTCACCGCCCACAGGTCTACGGAGACCACCGGCCGGCGCATCGGGACGTCGATGTCCGGCTCGCCGCCTACCGCGGTGACCTGCACGAACCCGGTCCCCGCCCACACCGACACGTCGGCGGGGACCTTCGTCGCGATCCGATCTGCGGGCAGACCCGGGACGCCACGCAGCCAGGCGACGGCGACGAGATCTGTGGTCGGGGTGACGACCGGCGGCGGGCTCGTCATCCCGACCTCGGCCGGTACAGCGCCGGACGCAGGAACGGCTGCGGAGCGCGGTGCATGAACCACACCCGGCCGGAGTGACCGACCATCCGCGAGATCCCCAGCTCGACCACCGCGGCGTACGGCAGGTCCGAGCCGATCCGCAGGACGGCCCGGTACGTCTCGATCCGCAGCGACGTCCGCAGCGCGCCGGTGAGGACGGGCACCATCCGGCGGGCGTCGTCGAGGATCGCCGGGCCCAGCTCGCGGCCCATCCAGTCGTCGAGCTGGTCAGTCAGCCAGGCACCGGCCGAGGGGCTGAGGGTGACTCGGGGCATGCCGCGCCGGCCCTCCCTCCCCTTGACGGGTGCGGATCGGGGAAGGCCCGGCCGGTTGACCCGACAGAAAAAGGCCCGCCCTCACCTGTTAGTTCGGTGAGGGCGGGCCTTTGCGACAGCAAGCCGGCGCGCTGCGGCTACCCGACCGGAGTGCCGAAGAGCTGGATCGCCTGCACCGACTGGGCGATCGCGATGTGCGCTGCTGCGGTGGGGTGGATGCCGTCGATGGTGAACCCGTTGCGCCAGACGAGCCCGGTGGCCGTGTCGACCGTGGCTGCGGCGGCGTCGATCACCCCGGCCAGCGGGGAAGGGACCGTACGAACCCAGGTGTTGTACTGCGCCCACGCGGACCCGGACCCGAAGTTCGCGGCCGGGGTCTGGTTCGCTTCCGTCGCCCACGAGTCGGTCGAGGTGGTGCGTGGGACGCACGTCGAGGCGTAGACGATCAGACCCATCCGCGCGAACGCCCGCCACCGGTCGAGCGCGGCGGCCTGCACCTGCGCGAACGTCCGCGGTGCCGCGATGTCGTTGGTGGCCCACTCGTCGATGACGTGGGTGCAGCCGGCGGCGAGCGCCAGACGCCGCTGCCAGCCGGGCCCGTACTGGTAGTGACCGCGCGAGCTGCCCCGCGCCGAACGCAGGTGCGGGTACAGATACTTCGTCGGCGTGGCCGGGTCGTCAGCGAGGAGTCGCACCCCCCACCCGCCGAGCTCGCTCCCGAGGACGAAATCGTCCCCGGTCCCGTTCATGATGCTGTCGCCGCAGAGATACACGACCGCTGTTGCCGCTGATGGCTGGCCGACGATGGCCATCGGCGCGTACCCGGGCGACCCGTCACCGCTGATCGTGTTCGGTGTTGTCGTCGTCACGTCGGTCACGCTCGCACTGCCTAGCGCGACGTGGGCCTCGTACTCGCCGGCCGCGACCTTGTGGGTGTGACCGCCGCGCGGGAACGAGCCCTGGTTCATCGTGGACCCGGACATGGGCTGCACGATGTTGTTGATGTAGAACGCGGAGCCCTTCGGGATCGACGGGCTGATCCCGATCGGTTCGGAAACGACGACGTGCCCAGGCGCGATCGTCACATCAGCGCTCGAGGCCCCCCGGAAAAAGGCCGGGTAGAACTGGACCTGCGCCCAGTACGCCGAGTCGAGCGCGGGCGTCTGGTTCGTACTCGACGCGATCGCGACCCACGAGAAGCCCCCGCTGGTGACCTGGTCACCTGCCACGTAGGAACCCGACGACGCCCACGTGACGTTGCTGTTGGCGTTGAGCTTCGGCACGCCGGCTGGGTACTCCACGCTGGCCCGGACCACGATCGGGTTCGGGCCAGCGAGTTCGGACGGAGCAACCGTCCCCTGATCGTGGAAGTTCCCGAAGACCACCCGAAGGGTCGCGATGTCCGTCAGCGCGAGCGCCTTCGTGCGCGACGCCCCGGCCCCGTACGCCAGCCACTGCGACGACCCACCCGGGTAGGTGTAGGTGCCTGACCCGACCGGGACCATCCCCGTGCCGTAGATCCCGCCACGGCCTGTACCGGCCGGGACCGACCCAGAGCCCGGCCCAGGCCCCGGGCCGCCGCCCCCCTGAACTTCCGCGACGAGGCCCTGACGTAGCAGGTCGCGGTACTCAGCCTCGTCGACGAAGACCCATACGGTGGGCTGCATCGTGGTCCGGATGGTAGGCACTGCACGCACGCTCCTGTCAGGTGATCCGCTTCAGGTCCACGACGATGTCCGCCGCCGCGTAAAGATCCGTTCGGTCCGACACGCCTTCGACCTGCCACACCGCGAGCGACCGGACGTCACGCCACCGATCCCCATCCCGCACATCGGTCTGTGGCCGAGCCCGGCCGCGGGCGTACCGGATGCTGCGCGGGGTGCCCGACACCGGTTCCTGCTCGCGGCGCACCGTCTCCACGATCGACACCGGCACCGCCGCAGCGATCACGGTGTCCGTGTCGGCTGCGTCGCCGTAGGCATCCGTGGTCTGCCCGCGCAACACGTCGACCTCGTGCGTCGGCACGAACACGCTGGTCACAGCGGAGTCCAGCCGGCGGCGTCGCCATCGCCGTAGTCGTCAGCGTCGACCAGATCCGAGACCGGCGCCGGCTCAGTCGGCCGCCGCGGCCGGACCCGCACCGACCGGGACCGCCGCCACGAGAGCCGGCGTAGCGACCGACGAGCCAGCGGCGCGAGCACCATCGCGTCCTCGTGCCCGGGGGAATACTGCATGCCGTCCTGGTTGACGGCGGTCACCTCGGTCCGCGAAAACAGATCGATCTGCGCGGCCATCCACGCCGCCTGGTAGGCGACGGCGAGCGCGAGCCACGAACGATCCCGGTCCCCGACGCGCGTCAGGTCGTCGGCCCAGGTCCGGCCAGCGTGGATGTCGATGACGCCCTGGGCCTGCGCGAGCAGGGCATCGGTGACCGTGACGCCGGTGAGCGCGGCGACGTCAGCAGTGGTGGCCCAGGACATCGCGCGCTCCTACTCGTCCGGGTCCGGGTCCGGGTCGGGTGCGGGGGCGGGTGCCGGCCGCACCTCGCCGGCCGCGATCCGGTCGAGGTCTCGCTCGATCAGCTCGTAGTCCCCCCACTCCTCGCCGGAGTCACCGTGCACCGGCCCCCAGTGGCCCTCGTCCATGTCGCAGGCCAGGGACCGGCCATCAGCCGTCCCGGTCGTCGCACCACACGCCGCCACAGCAGCACCTCTCTCAGATCGGCTTGCCGAAGAAGCGGACCGCCTGCACCGACTGGGCGATCGCGATGTGCGCCGCCGCCGTCGGGTGCGTGCCGTCCGCGGTGTAGCTCGCGCGCCACACCGTCCCGGTGGCCACGTCCGCCGTCGCCGCGGCGGCGTCGATCACCCCGGTCAGCGGGGAGGGGACCGTACGAACCCAGGCGTTGTAAGCGGACCAGGCCGAATTCGGGCCGAAGTTCGCGGCCGGGGTCTGGTTCGCTTCCGTCGCCCACGAGTCGGTCGACGTAGTCCGCGGCACGCACGTTGAGGCGTAGACGATCAGACCCATGCGGGCGAGGGCGGTCCAGCGGGCGAGCGCGTCCGCCTGCATAAGCGCGAACGTCCGCGGTGCCGCGACGTCGTTCGTCGCCCAGTTGTCGATGACGTGAGTGCAGCCGGCGGCGAGCGCCAGACGCCGCTGCCAGCCGGGCCCGTACTGGAACATGCCCCGGCTGCTGCCCCGCGCGGACCGAAGGTGCGCGTACAGGTACCTCGTCGGTGCGGCCGGGTTGTCAGTCAGGAGCCGCACGCCCCACCCACCGAACTCGGACCCGAGGACGAAATCGTCCCCGGTCCCGTTCATGATCGAGTCGCCGCAGAGATACACGACCGGCGTGTTGGCCTGCGCGGGAACACCAAGGATCGCGACGGGCGCGTACCCGGGCGACCCGTCACCGGTGACCGTGCTCGCCGTCGCCGTCGTGATGTCCGGGACGTTGTTGTTCCCCACCGCCACGTGGGCCTCGTACTCGCCGGCTGAGACCTTGGTGGTGTGACCAGAGCGGGGGAACGAGCCCTGGTTCATCACCCCACCGGACATCGGCTGCACCACGTTGTTGATGTAGAACGCGGAGCCCTTCGGGATCGACGGGTTGATGCCGATCGGCTCGGACACCGCGACGTGCCCCGGCTGGATCGTCACGTCCGTGGCCGTCCCGCCCCGGAAGTACGCCGGGTAGAACTGGACCTGCGCCCAGTACGCCGAGTCGAGCGCGGGGGTCTGGTTCGTGCTCGACGCGGTCGCGACCCACGACGACCCGCCGTTCGTGACCTGGTCACCGATCGTGTAGTCCCCGGATGCCGCCCATGACGTGTTGCTGTTGGCGTTGAGCTTCGGCACGCCGGCTGGGTACTCCACGCTGGCCCGGACCACGATCGGGTAGGGCCCGGCGAGTTCGGACGGGACCACGGTGCCCTGATCATGGAAGTTCCCGTAAACCAGCCGAATCGAGGAGATGTCAACGAGGGCGGTGCTTTTCGTACGCGACGCTCCGGCGCCGTACACCAGCCACTGCGACGACGACCCCGGGTTGGTGTACGTCCCTGACCCGACCGGGATCATTCCAGTTCCGTGAACCCCGTCCCGGCTCCCGACACTCACCCCTACCTCCGGTAGCGGAATCCCGATCATCTCGACCGAGTAGGAAAGGCGCGTCGACACCCCGTCCGGGAGATCCGTCGCGCCATCGAAGGTGACCGCGTTTTCCCCGGGCCGGTAGCCGGCCATCACCGCGGCGCGGGTCGTACCCTCCATGTTCGGAACATGGTTCCAGATAGAACCGTTGCCGTAGAGAGCTTTCGGGACAACATAGTCACGGACGAAACGTGCCACCACCTACCGCCCTTTCCGAGTCGGCGCCGCCCCCCACCCCTTGCCCAGGGGAGTGGGAGGCGGTGGGTAACTACCGGCCGACTATCAGCGGTTGTCTTCCAGGATGGCGAACGCCTTCTCGTGACCGATCGTGAACCCGCGCCGAGCGCGCATCTTCAGGATCGCCTCGTCCGACAGGAACGCGGCGCCGGTGTCCGCGCCGGCCACCATGCTCTCCGGCCCCGACCGCCGGCCCACGATCAGCAGGTCGGTGTTCACCACCACGAGCAGCGGCTTACCGGCCGGGCTCTTGCTCGCCGTGGCCGAGGTCTTGGCGCCGAGCGACCAGCGGACCGGCACGTCGAACAGGGTGTCCGGGGTGCCCGCCAGACCCGCGATGAAGATTGGCCGGCCCTGGCTGTCCTTCACGCCTCGGAACGCGCCACGGAACGCCGGATGCGCCAGGATCCGCATGACGCCCTGATCCCACCAGTCGCCGTTCTCGACCTTCGACAGGGTCGCAGAGAGGACGTCGTACGTCGGCCCACCAGAACCGGTCACGGTGTAGTTGTCATCGGCCGTGTACCCGGTGGCGGCGTTGGTGGTCCGCAGCGCCTTGTAAACGCTAGTGAACGGAACGGTGGTCCCGTTCTCCGTACCGCTGGTGCCCAGAGTGGCATTGTCGAAGAACTTCGCGTACCCAACCGCCCAGTCCTGCTGCTTGACCGCGATGATGTTCTCGGGCGCGTCCTTCAGATCCTCGTCCGCGATCCGAATAGCCTTACCGAACTTCCGCGCGGTGAGGAGAACCTCATCGTTCGCCGCGGTGTCCTCGCCGTACGGCGAACCCTTCGCGATCGTCTCCACGTCCACCGCGCCCGACCGGGGCACGTGCTTCGTGTCGGTCGTCATCGTCTCCGGCCGGCCCAGCGCCTCCACCGCGCTGGTCTGGTTGATGATCTGGATGACGTTGGATCCGAATTCTTCCGGAATCCATGCCTCGAACGTCTGCCGTGCCACCGGCCCACCGCCGATCTCTATCCGCAATCGCCCGTGATGGGCCCGTCACAGGTAGAGATCGGCGGCCGTGCATGATCATGCCAGTGTGGGTCAGCCACCCAGCCGCGCCGCGAGCGCCGCCGCCGAGGACTTCGGCTTGTTCGGCTCCGGCCGCTTGTCCGCCCCGTCACCGCGCGGCCGGGAGACCTTCGGCTGCGCGAACAGCTCCGGGTAGTCCACCCTGATCTGGTTGATCTGGTCGTCGAGCCCGGTCACGTCGCCGTCCGGATCGACGTCGACCTGTTCCAGCTCGATCAGCCGCAGCAGCCGGGCGACCTTCTCCGCAGGAGCACCAGCCGCGACCAGCTCTGCGCGGGCCTGCGCCCGAATCGCGAGCGGCTTGTACCGAGCCGTAGCCGTCTGCTCGCCCTCATCGCGGGCCGCTTCCACCGCGGCGGCGTGCTCGTCCCCGGCCGTCCGCGTCGCCCGCTCCTGGCTCCGCTTCTCGTCGCGCAGAGTCCTGGCCTCCAGCCGGAACTTCCTCGCTTCCTCATTGGCCTTCGCCAGCGCGGCCTGAGTCCGCTTCCACTGGTCGGCGGTCGGACCCTTCGGCCTGCTGTCCCTGGCGTCGCCGTCATCACCGTCGCCCGCATCGCTGTTGTCGGGGCCGTCGTCCTGACCCTCGTCGTCCTGCGGGTCCTGACCCTCCTCGGTCTCCGGCGCCTCATCGTCCGGCCCGTTGTCCTCGCCAGCCATCACCAATCACCTCTTCCTGTCTTCCTGATCTGTCGTTCACAGGCCCGCCGGGACCGGCGGGAAACGTCCAGCGGCTACCGCCCGCTCGGCGGCGGCGAGCACGCTGCGAGGCAGCGGCGGGCCGGCGTCGAGCAGCCGGTCCGCCGCTCTGATCCGCGCGGACCGCGGCTCCGAGGGCAGGGCATGACCGCGCAGGATCGATCGCTGTGCCTCACGGCGCAGCGCGGTCGGCATCGTGATCGACCCGTCCGGCGGGCGGGGCCAAGCCCACGACCACGGCGACGTCCGGCACCGGCAGTTCGGGTGCAACGGCGGCCCGTCCAGAGCGGCCGTCGAGAACGGACGGACGTCGAACGACAGGCCGCCCGGGAACTGCTCGCCCGGCTCGACGGTCTGCCCGGAGTAGGCCAGGCAGTGCCGGCACCCGGTACGCTCCGCGATCCACACCCGGCCGACACCGAGCGTCTCGGCGACCTGCTCGGCGCCTTGGCCGGCGGCGTCGTTCACCGCGGTCCGCACCACACGTTCGGTGCCTGCGCCAGCGGACTGCGCGTGCCGGACCGCGGCGGCGACCGCTGGGAACCCGACCGTGTCCGTGCCGCGCAGCGTCTCCCGCGCCTGCTCGGCCCGGTCGCGGTGCACCTCGTCGACCCGGCCGGCCACCTCGTCGACGAGGTCATCGGGTGGGCTGTCGTCGATGTCGTCCAGGCCGTCGAGGACCGTGCGCGCCCAGACGTCGAGTCGCACGATCGTGTCCTCGGCTGGCGGGTCGTCGATGTCGACGTCAGGCAGCTCCCCGCCGCCGTCATCGTCATCGTGGGCGGCGGCCGGTTCCGGTGCGGGACGCGGCGGCCTGGCCGGCACACGCGGCCGGTCAGGCCGTGGCGGCACCTGCACCGCCGGCACGTCCACCCGCACCCGAGCCGGCGTCAGCTCCGCGACCGCCGCCGTCACCTCCGCGCCGGCCTGCGCCACCCCCAGCCGGTACGCCTGCACCACACTGCCCGCCGCAACCAGGCGGGCCCGACGCCGCGACCCGTCCAACACCCGGGCCAGCTCTGCGCCGACCCGGCTGCCGATCGCCGCCGCCCGCGCCGGCGCCGCGAGCGCTGAGACGCTCTCGGCCGCCGTGACCCACGCCGCCGTCGCCGCGGCGAGGACCGCCGCCAGCTCCGCGCCGAGACCATCGGTCGCGTCCGTCGCCGCGTCCTCCTCGACCTGCGCCAACTGGTCGGCGTGCACACCGGCGGCGAGCTCGGCCTGACTCATCCGCCAGTGCCTGCCTGCTCGGCGTCGCCGGCCTGCTGCCGGGCGATGACATGGGAGACCAGGCCGGCGATCTGATCTGTGTCCGCGACACCGAGCGCGGCCCCGGCGCCGAGCTTCTGGATCGCGTCGCCGAACAGAGCCAGGATTTCGATGTGCCGGCGGAGGTCGTCATCGGTCACACCCGACAGCCAGCCGTCGACCTGCTCCGTCGTGTACCCGGCTTCGAGCAGGGCCTGGCGGACCGGCACCCCAGCGCCGATCTTCTCCGAGATGGTCTTCCAACCCTCAAGGTCATCCACCGTTGCTGCTGGCTCCCACCGCAACGCAGGAGCGGCCCCGCTCTGCCCGCCCGTCCTCAACGTCCCGGCGACGACCTGCGTCCACGTCACCCCGAACGAGTCCTGAAGACGCTCCACGGAGCGGGTCAGCGGCATGTCCATCGCCCGGACCGACTGCCCAGACGGAGCGTCCCCGCGCGGCTCGAACTGGTGGACCGGCGTTCCCGTCACGAACCCGAGCGCGCGGATGTAGAACGCGATCGGGTCGAGCGCGGCGGCGACGGAGCCGGCGGTGAACTGGCCGACGCTGGTCACGTTGCGGAGCTGCCAGAGCTCGCCGGCCCCAGCGCGCAGGTTCGACAGGCCGCCGCCGCCCTCACCGGTGACGCCGTCGTCTTCCTCGTCGTCGTCATAGTCGGCGCCGAGATCGTCGGTGGCCGCGTTCAGCAGGGCGTACCGCTGCGGGAACGCCTGATAGTCCGCGGTCTCCATCTGCGTCACGACCAGCTTGGTGATCGCGTTCTGCGGGCCGTAGGCGTCGGCGTGCACCGGCCGCCCGTACGGCCGGCGGGTCCGGAAGTGGTAGACCGGCACCTCCCCGGCCTCGTGCTTCTCCGGCCAGGCGGCGCCTTCGTCGTCGGGGTCGATGTACGGCTCGAAATCCCCGGCTCCCGTCCCATCGGTCGTGCCCTTCTTCGACACGTACCGCTCGACCCGGTCCGGGTAGTAGAGGTTCGCGCGCAGCCGCTCACCCTCCGGCCAGATCTTCGCCGCGTACCGGCGAACCCGCGGGTTCTCCGCGTCGTAGAAAACCCGCGTGGTCAGCGGCGAGTTGAAGAAGATGTCGACGTCGCCCTCGACCTCACCCGGCCAGACGATCACATAGGCGTCGCCGAACACACACGCCGCCTCGTGCACGTCGAGCGCGTCCAGGCCCATCGTGTTCCGGGCCCACTGCTCCTCCAGCCACGTCCCGGCCGCGTCCGGTTCCGCGGAGACCGCGGCGAGAGTCAGCCGGTCCAAGACGGCGGCCACGGGCCGCCGGGCCAGGTTCAGCCGGTACTGCGGCGCGGACTTCCGTAGCCGGTGAGCGACCGCCCGCGACGCGAACACCTCCCCGACCTTGCCCTCGTAGTACGCCAACGCCTCCTCGTACGCCGGCCGGGCCTCGCGGATCGCGGCGACGGCCTCGCTCAGGTCTGACACGTGCACCCGCCCCCATCAGCGAAGATCGCCAGCGCCTCGGTGAGCAGGCCACGAAGCTGCCAATTCGACAACCCCCCCGGCGGGGTGTGCAGCAGCAGCGCCGCTGTCTCCTGCCCGTCCTCCATCCCGGTCCATGCCGAGATCGCGACCCACTGCGTGATGATCGACCGGTCAGCCGTGTCCGCGGCGTCGCTGTCGCCGTCCACCCGGTCCCGGGCGTCCGCGGTCAGCGCGGCCTCGATCGCCTTCTGGGTGCTCACGGGTCGACCCGCCCGTCAGCGTCAAGCCACACGATCCGGGTCCGCCCGTTGTGGCCGTGGACCGTGTCGACCGCGCGAAGGCCATCCGGCCAGAAGACCGCTGACGCGTACCCGGCTGCGCCCGCCCGCCAGTAGACCGACGCCGTGCCGTCCGGCCACTCGACGCCGTGCGCGACGATCCCCACCCCGGACACCCCTGACACATCGGTGTCACGGTGCAGCTCGAACCGGCGCGACGTCGTACGGGTGCCCGCCGGCGCCACCTGGACCGTCGCCTCTTCGCTCATCTGTGTCTCCTTCATGCGTAGGCCGTGCTCGACCCGGACGGCGCGGACGCGGGCCGGTCCAGGAACCACCAGACCCCGGTGCCGATCGCGTCGACCATGTCGTCATGGCGGCCCTTCGGGTACGACGTCATCTGCGCCTCGGCCGCCGGCAGCCGGTGCGGGTGCAGCACCCGGCCGCGCTGGTAGTGGTTCAGCGACCGGGCCGCCCGGACGTCCTTCGGCTCGGACTGGTGGACTGTGAGCAACCGGACCGGGAGCGGGCGGAGGAGCGCAGCCCACACCTCCCCGCCCTGGTTCGTCTCGACCAAGACCGCGCCGACCTTCGGATGCTGGTTCAGGACGTTGATGACGAGGGTGCGCAGGCCCGCGGGGGACAGCCGGACCCCGGCCGCGTAGGTCACCGCGCAGCGTTTCTCCGTGCGGTTGTAGCCCACGACCGCGAGCCCGTACGGGTCGCTGCTGGTCTTGGAGGTGGTCGCCGGGTCGATGGACAGCAGCTCACGATGCGTCGCAAGATCTGCGTAGGTGAAGTCTCCCGGCCCCCAGAAATCCCCATCCGCCGACACGGGAAGGTTCGCGTAGTTCTTCGCGAACCCGCGCGTGTGCTCGATCGCTTCCAGGTAGGACAGCGGCCACTTCGCCGGCCAGATCGACCGCCGCGACCCGTCCGACCGAGTGATGATCGGGTGGAAGTGATGGACCCGGAATCCTTCCTCGACCGGCCAGGTCTCCAGGTCTTCCGCGTGCGGCTCGGCCACCGTGCGAACAAGCTGGTGGACGATGCTGCCGGCCATCGTCGTCGTGCCGACCAGCACCACCCGAGCAAAGACGTTCAGCGGAAGGATCGCGTCCAGAAGAGTGATCAGCCGCTTGGCAGCCTGATGCTCCGAGTAGGACCCCTCGTCCCGCTCGATGTCGTCGAGGAGCAGCAGGTCAGGTCGGTGCTCACCGACCTTCATCCCGAGGGTGCCGCTGTCGATACCACGCGCGGAGAACACGAACCCGGACTTCTGGTGGATCAGCATCTTCGTGTCCGCCAGCGTCCCGCCCCGCGCGTTCCGCCGCGGCTCGCACAGCGCGGGGAAGTCCTCCCGCAGAAGCGCGTTGGTGTCCAGCTCGTTCTTGAACGTCGCCAGGTGCGCCTCGGCCTGGTTCCCCGAGTTCGCGAACGCGGCCACGAACTGGATGTAGCCGTGGGCCGCCGCCCACAGAGGCAGCGCCAGGAAGAACAGCGTGCTCTTGCCGCTGTTACGGGGGGCCATCCAGGCATCCCGCTCCGACGCCGGCTGGGCCGGCCGGGCCACCCACCGGAGAGCGTGCCGGAATACCGCCAGGTGGAAGTCCGCGAACGTGAACCCGCCGCCCTCCGTCCGCATGTGGTGCGGCAGGTACAGCAGGGCGAACAGCAGGGGGTCCGTCGCGGTCAGCGCCCGCCGGCCGGCGGGGTCACCGAGTAGCCGCGCGTCGACCCCGGTCAGGTAGGCGTTGAGGTCGAAGGTGTCGGCGGTCGCCCGCTCGAGGTATCCGATCATGCCTCGGCCTCGCCTTCGGCCAGGCCCTCGCTGTCGGTCGCGGCCGGGCCGGCGGTGTCGTCCAGCTCGCCGGCCGCCGCCGCCGCCCGCAGCGTCTCCACCTGCGCGGCGGCCTTCTCCTGCGCTGCCTGCACCGCCTTCACCAGGTCGATGTCTCCGGGCTCCACGCCCACGTTGACGACCGTCGTCCCCGGGCCCTTCTCGCCCCACCGGTCGGAGTGCCGGCGGCCGAGCCAAGCGAGCGCAGCCCGCCAGTCCCCGGCTGCCGCCGCCCGCTGAATTACCCCCAGCGCACCAACCACCGCCGTGGCCTCGGCCTGCTCGAACTCGGCGACCAGCCGCGCGTGAGCGGTATCCAGCCGCCCAGCGGCAATGTCGTCCCGGCCCCTGCGCAGCCACGTCGTCAAGGTGTTCTGGCCGATCCCCGCGAACCGGGCCGCCTCGACCTGGTACGAGCCGACCCGCATCGCGGCGCAGAGCTTCGCCGCGACGTCGTCGGTAAGCAGGGAGGCCCGCATTAGACCGGCCCTGCCTCGCGGGCGTACGCCCCGTACAGCACCCACTGATGCCACCGCCACAGCACCGTGAGTCGGGTCCACCCGGCGGCGCTGATCGCAGCCCGGTTCTGCTCATCCGTCCACGGCCGCAGCACCCCACGCAACGCCCGCTCCTTCGCGCGGATCTCCTCGGCGGGAACACCCCGGCCTGCCTTGTAGTCGTGCGACACCGCCACCGCGGTCTCCGCCCAGCCGGCGTCAGGCAGGTGGAGCTTCTCCGCGACGACGAGCACCCCGTCGACAGCGGCGGCGTGCCGGGCCCGCATCAGCAGGTGCAACCGGCTGTCCGGGTCGAAGAACTGGAGCGTGAACAGGCAGAGCGTCATCCCCGCCGGAGGATGGTCAAGCTCTACGCCCCGCAGATCACCCGGGTGCAGGACCGCGCCCGGCAGACGCTCGGCGGCCAGGTCGAGCATCGCCGCGGACTCGTCGTACAGGTGCAGCCCCAGCGCCCGGCCCGGGTGCCGGCCCTGGATCCGCGCGCAGGTCGTCCCCGTCGCCGCGCCCAGGTCCGCGACCGTCGCACCGTCCGGGGCATGCCAGTCAGCGAGCTGCGCCACCAGATCCTGCACCTGGTCGTAGTACGGCACGCTGTCGGTCACATGCCCGTCGAACTCGGCGGCCACCTCCGGGGTGAACTCCCACCCACCCGGAGCATCCGGCACGATCCCGCTCATGCGTACGCTGCCCGCAGCTCAGCCCGGTAGAACCGGACCGGCGCCGTCACCGCCCGACCCGCCGCCGTCTTGATCCCCATGCCGTCCTGGAACGCGACCTTCGGCCGGCGCAGCACCTCACCTGGCAGGGCCCCGGCGTAGGCGTCCTGCAACACGGCCTTGGGCCGGGCCTTCCCGTCCTGCACTGCGTGCCGGGGCAGGCTCAGCGCGTACTCGACAACCGGCCGGTGCAGGAACGGCAACCGCATCTCCACCCCGTACGCCATGAACGCCTTGTTCGCTCGGGGGAAGTTCCGCCGGGCCTGTGTCGCGAACAGGTCCCGCCGGTAGGGGTGCCAGCCGGCGGTTTTCAGCCCGTGGTAGGCGAACCCGTACGACGCCCACAACTCGTCGGACCCCTCGCCGGAGAACGTCACCCGGTGCCCGTTGCCGGCCATCGCGGCCGCGAGACGCAGGCACGGCCACCCGATCTCCACCTGCGCCTTGCTGTCGAGCTCGATCCGACGCACCACGCCGGCGAGGTCGTCAGCGGTCGGCGCCGGAACCGCCACCTCGACGAGCGGGATGCCGAGCGCCGCCGCGACTTGCCGGGCGCAGCGCAGGTCCCGCGACCGCGGGTCGTACACCGCGGTGTAGGCGACCAGGTCCCGGCAGGTGCGGGCGAGCTCGACCGCGATCGCCGCCGAGTCGATCCCACCAGACAGCAGGGTGCACACCGGCCGGTCGCTGACCGACCGGGCGTCCACCGCCGCGGCGAGCCGGGCCCGCAGCTCAACGGCCGCCGCAGGCAGGTCGACCACGACCGGCGCTGCCGGGGTGCGGTACCACCGCTCACGCTCGACCGTGCCGGCCGGGCCGATGGTGAGGTGCTCGCCCGGCTCGACGTCGCGGATAGCGTCGAGTCCTACGCCCAGGACCCGGAGTGCTTTGATCTCGCTGGCCGCGTACGACTGTGCCCGGGACGCCGCCCAGTGCAGCGGGATCTCCCCGTATCGGTCCCGGGCCAGGTGCAGCAGCCCGTCACCGGTCGTCCACGCTGCCGCGAACATCCCCTCGAACCGGTCGAGCGCGCCCGCACCCCAGACGGCGAGCGCGGCCGCCACGACCTCGGTGTCTCCGGTCGTGGTGAACTCGGCGCCGCCGGCCGCGAGCTCGGCCCGTAGCTCCTGGAAGTTCCACAGCTCGCCGTTGTAGGCCAGCCGCACCGGCCCCGAGGTGTACGGCTGGTTCGCGCGGGGGTCAACGTCGAGGATCGCCAGGCGGGTGTGTCCCAGGCTCACCCCGGCTACCGTCGTCAGCCCGCGGGCATCCGGGCCCCGATGGTGCAGCGCATCCAC